ATACAACGTTTACTATGCCTGCAGAAAATGTTGTAATACAGGCCGCTTATAAACTAAAAGAGTTTACGGTAACCATAACGAATGATGGAAATGGCTCTGGGTCATCGTTGGGTGCGACTACGGTAAATCAAACTATCACTCTGACTAGTACTCCTGATGCGGGGTATCAATTTAAAGAGTGGGAGGTTGTTTCTCCGGTAGCCCTTAATATTGTAAATAATGCGACATTCACTATGCCTGCAGAAAATGTTCAAATAAAAGCGGTTTTTGAGCTCAAGGAATTTACTGTCACAATTGAAAAGTCAGGTGAAACTTCGGGAGGAGTCCCAACTGGTGGTGGCACTTATACTATGGATCAATCGGTTAGTATAGACGCCGTAGTAGCTGAAGGGTATGAATTTGATGGCTGGAGTGTTGCTAGTGGCGGCACTACCCTGCAAAACGTATCAGCTGAAAATACAACGTTTACTATGCCTGCAGAAAATGTTGTAATACAGGCCGCTTATAAACTAAAAGAGTTTACGGTAACCATAACGAATGATGGAAATGGCTCTGCGTCATCGTTGGGTGCGATTGCGGTAAATCGAACTATCACTCTGACTAGTACTCCTTATGCGGGGTATCAAATTAAAGAGTGGGAGGTTGTTTCTCCGGTAGGCCTTAATATTGTAAATAATGCGACATTCACTATGCCTGCAGAAGATGTTGAAATAAAAGCGGTTTTTGAAGCGAAGCCAGCTTATTCATCAGAATTGGGAGCCCCTACTGCTCGTATAGTAGGCACTGACGTGTCCTTGAGTCAAGATGGAAAAATTAGGGCCGTAATAAAAGGGAGTAAACCTATTGTTCAAAATTATAATACTACAAATAATACATGGGAAGATGAATGGGCGCCAACAACCATAACCGCGTATAAAGTTTCCTTATCTGCAGATGGGACAATACTGGCTGTTGGTTATAATAACTTTGATGATAAAAAGGGTAAAGTTGTTGTCTATGAAAATGATAATGGAAATTGGCAACAAAAAGGGTCGCAACTTACTGGAGAAAAAGGAGAATGGGTAGGAAATAGCTCGAGCGTTCAAAATTATCAATTTCAAGGAGATCGTTTTGGTAATAGTTTAGCGTTGAGTAACGACGGACTCACTATGATTGTGGGATCTTATTCGGCTGCAGGCTCATTCTTTCATAGAAGCACAGAATACTTCTTTGATCGGGGAGGGAGAGTTCAAGTCTATCAGTTTGCTAATGGAAACTGGAGCCAATTAGGTGCAGATTTTACGGGAGAGAGTCTGTATTTAGGGTATGGTGACGAGGTGAGAATAAGCGGAAATGGCTTGGTTGTAGCCTTCACTAATTATTATTGGAGCAACGATCATGATGGGAATAAATTACATGTATATGAGTGGGCCTCGAACACATGGGTAGAAAGAACAGGTGTGAGCGCTTTTAATAACTTCAATCAAATGGGATCGCCATTTGATTTCTCTATAAACAGTAATGGATCTGTGCTTTCTGCGGGGAGGTATAGTTCTTTTGGTGGCGACGGATCTGTAATAATATATAGATACGCAAATAGTTCTTACTCCAGTGAGATTATATCGGCGGAGAGTACTAATAATATGGTTTTTGGGTACAAGGTAGATTTAGATGATTCAGGTAATTATTGCGTTATATCTGAAAATTATTCGAATATTTCCGACTCGGGTAACGAGCATATTTACGTTTACCATTATAGTGGTGGCCAGTGGAGCAATATAGGCAAAGTGTCGGGAGGAGCAATTTCATCATGGGGAAGCACAGAGACAACTAAGGTCGTACTAAGCGGAAATAAAAATGTAGTTGCTGCAATTGTAGGAGGAAAAGTAGTCCACTTTCTTTGAGTCCAAAAACTATAAAATAACATTTTTTCTTTTAATATAATAATACATGAGCAAGCCTTTTTACAGATACGAAGATGTTCCAGTGTTGCTAGCGACCAAAGGTAGTGAGCCAATTATGGTTTTTGCTAGTTCTGCTGGACTTTCTGCGAGCCAACCGATAGAGGCTAAAAAATTCCTAGAAGACCATAATATATCTTTTGCATTACAGACTGGGGATGTGCATTTTACAGGAGCTTATGAATCTGGCTTTTTGATGGGCCCAAGAAATGGCCCAGGCGTAAAAATGCCTGAATCGGTTGAGACTATACCAAGTGGTTACAAGATAGCGTATCCAGGAGGACAATCTTTATATTTAACCGAAGATTTATCTGCTGGAGATTACTATATTAAGGTGAGGTCTACCGGTGATACATTATTGGATTATGATAGGGATATAGAATACGGAGAAGTCGATGTTTTGAGGAATTATGCGGCATCAAATGTTGTAAGGGGTGTGTTGAATATTTCCTACTATATGAACACTGGGAATCTTCATACGTTTGCAAACTTGACTGGATTATTGGATCCAAATATTTACCCACAAATTAATGAAGAGAAAATTACAGGATCATTTGGTGATTATATTTTTGAAGACGCATACTTGAGGGAGTTGAATTTTTCGGCACAACCTTTTCAACCAATAGAGTCGAGACTAAGCATAGATATATATGGAAAAATGGAATACCGTGAGGGGTTGTCGCAGTCAATACTTGACGATTATGGATGCTTGAAAGAGAATCAATTTAGCATACCTCACGCAGTCAATACTAAGCTTGTTGGTGCGTCCGGAATTGGCATAAATTACCCGCTTAATTTTGATTATACTATATCGTCACAAAGATCCCCAGAGGTGCCGGTCCCATTAAGCGGTAAAATTAGCGAAGATGGAGAGGTGCCAGTTCGGGTCACGAAAGATAACATAGATATCACTATAAAAATTCAAGGAGAGAAGCTTGATCCATTTCTAAAAATATCAGGACAAAGAGCTAACGTCACAGTTGAGCTTTCTGATATTGGATTCAATAAGGAATTCACGGACAATAACGAAGGGTTGATGAATAAATTTTCTCTAGCCGGAAGTTTGATTTATCCTGATATGCCATCTCAAAAGCTAAGGGATTACGGGGTTGTAGAGGAAGATAATTTAAGCGTTTCAGAGGGTGGCTTTTTAAAGGGCACTGCAACAATAAAGCAGTCTTACAGGTAATGGATATACCAGCTTCATTATGGAATACTGGAAGGCGGTATAAGAAAGACGATATAGTTCAAATCGCAAACTTGGCCCTTCCTGGTGATGAATATAGGGACAAGGATGGAGATCTAGTTCAACCTATCACTACTAATGATTATCTTCAATTACAAACAGATAAAGAGTACGTAATATCTGCAGATGTCTTGAGCGAGGTAGATGTAATAGATAGCCAAGAAGTTACCATAGGTACATATTTTAATATCAACAAAAACCTGAATTACTCGATAGGATGTATGGTTAAGAAATTAACCGAATCGTCTTCAACCATAGATGACCAGAAAACATATATTACTCAACCATCTGAGGGAGTTGTTGATTTGGATAGTTCTATAGGCGTAGGAATAGGTGTTAAATTCCTAGACAGTCTTGGAGAGAAAATAAAAGTTTCAAATCTTAGGGATAATCACAGGTTAATGGCTGGTAGCGAGCTTAATGATAGTGAGTATTATAACGTATTGTTAGATATAGAGGCAAGTTCAATACCTGATGGTGCGGTTGGCGCATATTTATTTGTATTTGTGTACGGTATGAGGTCTGGTGGTTTTATGTTCAAGAAGCCTTTTGCATCTAATTTGGGTAGGTTTTTTTATTGCATTGAGGATCATGATTCTGGTTTTGGGAAAGAGCCAAATTCAGAAGTAGGTTCAAGGTATTGGACTCAAGATTTTGTATGGAGACCTTCTTATGGGTCAAAGTCAGATTTTGTAGCTATAAATGATGAGTTAAAGATGGGAGAGGGTAAGAATTATGTAACTAGCATGGCCATAAATTCTTTACCAATGGAATTGACTTTGAACTTTAATAATAGAACAGATTCTGAAACTAAAGCCATAGTTCATTTTTTACAAGAAAAGTCATTTGCTTATAATTCAATTTTTAGTTTAGATTATAAAGGTAATAGATTATTGTCAAGCGATGTAGCTTCTTTTAATTTTAAATATAGTTACCCCTATAAGGATGATTTAAAGTATACTTGTACTGAATTTGATCATTCGATAGTTTATAGAAATAAAAACAATATCAAGGCTAAATTCGTATGCAATACTGAGAGCACTTTGGCTAGCTTCGAGAGTCACGCTGGATACAACAAAAGAGTTGACGCTTTGATACCTATATTTATAGACGAAGTAACTCACTTTAAAAAAGGAGAGCAAATAAGCTTAAATACATTCACTCTCGAGGGGGACGATGGAGCAAAGAAAATAGAGCCAAGTAATATATTAAGAGTAAAAAGATACGACGAACCGGGAGAACTTACAAAAGGTTTAATAATATGTAAAGAGCCAGAAAAGTTCGAGGAAGGGGATTGTGTTTTTGTAAAAGTAAAAGATCCAGAAAACTCTATATACAATGTAGGGAAAACAAAAATATATAAAAAAATATCTCAAACTGAATTTGTTTTTCACCCGTTATTGGAAGAGGGGTCATATGAAGACGTGGTAAATTTAAGGGCTACATCTTCGGCTGGAGAAAATACTTCAGCGCAATGGTTCGATGAGGATGTCAGTAACCAATTGAAGATAAGAGAAGAAGATATTGTTTTTGATAATGTATCAATAGTCAGAATGGCTGTGTGCCCTGAGGATTGTGCAGACAGTAAGGTTTTGATGCCAGAGGGAGTGTCTATTATACCTGCAACTAGCGAAGATCCGGCAACCGGAGAAAGCAGAAAGAGGCAAGTATATTTAAAAAACTACAGAAGGCTACAAATAGACTCAGAGATCACTGCGGAGACTCAAACTGTTAAGTTTACTCCTATGGAGAATTTTACACTGGAAGCAAAGGATGACTTCTGGCTGCTTATTTCTGCTGTTCAAGGCAGGAGCAGCTTATACATAAAAGATCCAGACGAAATTCCAAAATACCCTTGGTTAGAAGTTAGAACCTTTGATCACAAGCCAAGTTTAAATTTCAACATAAATCACACTCCAGAAAATATACAAACAAGTTTCCTTAAATACTACAATAAGAAATATAAGAAAGAATTAAATTCTAATCTATCTACATTTAATGTAGTTTTTGATAAAAGGAGCGATCAGGAGGCTGCCGAAATATTGCAGTTCCTTGAGAGTCATCTTGGGCACAAGAAATTTAGGTTTCAAATGCCTAGGCCATATTTAAAAGATACAAGCGCGACGACTTCTCCGAGTAGACCTTTCATTTCAACTTTTTATTGTCCTAGCTGGGGGCACGATATAGTTTACAAGAATAATCATAGTATTACGGCAACCTTCATAGAGTCCACAACCTCAATAGAAGAAGATTTACGTAATGTTTTTGGCATAGGCAGGGAAGAGCAGAAGCCTTGCTATGGAGCTGAGCTTTTTGACCCTGTTACTAAATTTGAATTATGCACCTTTTCTTCGATATTGCAGGCCACAAATGGAATTGGATTCCAGGTAGTAGAAGGTGAGAACGAGCAATTGATCGGAAAGCCTAAAGCTGTTGATTTAGTTTTTATAGTTGATACGACGGGCAGTATGACTAACCAGAGTATAGAGACGAATGGAGTCACTAAAACAAAGTATCAGGTATGTATAGATATACTTTTGAAAATGATAACAGCTCACGATAGCTATATCATGCCTGGAACCGAATCATATAATGGTGAATTTAACACTCCAGCATTAAGCTTTGGTTCGAATAGTGGTGATGACACTATACCTCCATGGCCAGCAGATAATGAAGTCTTGAATAGCTTGTTACCTAAACTTTACGATCCGCTAAAGGAATTGCGAGATTCTCTTGAAAATGAGGGTTATAATTTAGAAAACCTAGATAGATTTAAAATAAAAATAGACCAAAAAAGAGTAAATCTTGGTTTTATACTGATGGCAGATCCTAGGCAGGTGATACAGGACGTATCAGATTACCCTAATTCATTCGACAAGGTGCAGTCTTATAAAAGTATAAACGTAAAAGATCCACAAAGCGTACTAAAAGAAGATTCGCCTAGAGCAGTTAGTCAGGCTTTGGCTCAATTTTATAATAGTCCACGAGCTGAACATGTGACAGATAGAATAGTTATAATGCTAAGCGATGGAGTTTTTACTAGCGATGATGCGGCTATGCCAGGAACTAATTACGATCAGTTTTATAGTCAATACACTCTTGACATGTGCGCTCAATTAAGAAAAGGTGGAGATTTGGCGGTTAGAAGACCATCTGACGAGGTGCTCAAGAAGTATGGATACGGAAGTCAGACGCCTTTTAATAAGCTAGAGAATTATAAAACAAAAGAAAAAGATGGGGGGGTATCTCAATACAATAACCCAGACCTTGAAAAAGAAAACCCTGTCTGGTACAATGAAGAAATGCCGACGGTATTTATGTTTGCCAGAGTGGGTATACCTGGCCAATTATCAACTTACGCTCCAAACTATGTTTATGATTATGATAAACCGGCGCCGTATTTAGAGCCACCAAGCAAGACTCCTCAATTCTTTTTTCCAATAACGCAGGCGGGCGACTTGAATGGCGAAGTAACTAGAATGATGGACCTAATAAAAATTGTAGAAATGCTCACCAATGATAATGGTTATCAAAACGTGTTCTCAATAGTGTTATATAATTGCGGGCCTCATGATGTGCAACTTAAGAATACACTAGTAAACATAAAAGGCCAAGCTGGCCCGCTAAAATATACAACCGAAATCTTAAAGGAAGGAATACCTAAGGGTGGTAACGTTCGTGACTTAAGTTATACCCAACCATACCAAAGTAAAGCATTAATAAATCAAGGTTATGGTGGTCAATATTATGGAGATCTAAATAATCAGGATTTATTTTCAGACGAATCAAGAGATTCAAATATATTGTGGTCTTCATTTAATACGAAGTACGAAGTATCTAGGGAAGGGTTTATTGAAAATATAAATGGAGGTTGGGCTGAGAATTCAACACTAAGTGAGGGAGTAAAGAATGTGGGTGTCGCTTTCAAGGGAATGCCTATAAGGGTATTTAAGGCGGATTCAGGTTTGGAAATAACGGACTATAACATAGGCAATGTTCACGCTGGCAACCAATACAGAGGCGATTATTCACACTTGCCGGTGATTAAACCTGGGGAGAAACTTGATTTGTTTTTTGGAATAAAAACTAACAAGCTGAGCGATTTTTCTGAGAACGTGCAATTATTAATAAATTCAGACGATGGAACGATGAGGCAGATGGACTGTTATGCTAATTATGAGTTCGACATACTCATTCCATCAAGCAAAGAGATTGTAGGTGATACCAAAACCGAAGACAAGGGTCCAAAGAATTGCCAGAGTGTATGGATGAATTCAAATCTTGTTATAGATCATCCAGAATATGGAAAAGTTTCTTTTGATAGCAGCCCTAAGTTGCCCATCGCCCCAACATACAACCCTTGGGCTTTAAGGAATTTCGCAGACAAGCCGCCGACATCAGGGGGTAATTCTTTCAAGATGTGCAACATAGCTTCAGCTCAAACATATACATTTTCTCAACCAATAAGAAATCCTCTTTTGGCTGTTTATAGTTTGGGGAACCCTGGTTTAAGCGTGACCATAAAAACAAGTACCAAAGTTATCGATTATTCGGGAGGAGCAAAATCAGCTGACCATTCTACTATAGTTGTTGATACAGACTTTAGCTTCAAGGGGCCAGAGGCTTTTGGAGTCCTTCAGTTTCCAGGAGAACATACAAGTATAACTTTAACGCCAAACACCGCTGAGTGTTACTATAGTCTCGTATGGGGGTTGCAATATTGCCCATGAGTTTTATAACTGAACAATCTGGGGTATGTCTCTCTCCTTCCGGTGGAACTGTCTATGCTGCATGCAATTGGTTTATCGATGAATATGGGCAGCGGTATTTGAATACGGAGGAGAGCAAGAGAATACTTCCAGAAGGGAATTGTTTACCGATTACTAATTTTGATTGTGACTCTAGTAGGAAAACGGTTGATAGTGGTAAGTTTGTATCAATTGTAAATACGTGCAGCTTGCCAATAACTATTACTGGTTTTAGAAATTCAGACCCCGAAAGGTTTTCTATATTGAGGTACCCTGAATATGCCGGATTTTCTGAATACACAACGGGGAACACTGAAGAATTACCTTTTACTGTTGAGCCCTTTCAGAGAAAAGTGGTTAATGCATTTTTTCATCCATTAATATCTGAACTTACAAGTGGGACTCCTGGAAAGTTAGAGAATAGAAATGGAGATAAATTTAGAGCAAAAATAGATATTCTTCCTGGATTCGAAGTCTTGAACTGTCAGAAGGAAAACTTTGTTTCTGTGCTTTGGTGGGATGGATCATGTGGCGGAGGTGGAGATAACTTAATACTAATGGATCAACCAATCGAGAGTTCTGGCCAATGGTTTGAGCCATCAGGGTTAGATTCATATATAGTAAGGACTGGAATATATTACCCAGAACAAGAAGCCGCTCAATATTTTGATCATACAGGACAAGACGTAACATTAACGGAAGACTATGAGCTTCCATCAAACTATTGTTCCGCATCGTTTAAGCTTGAAGCTGAGTTTTTGTGCGAAGCCGTTGATAGGAAATTTTTAAACAATGATGACAACTTCATAGAGCCAGACTTGTCGATAATCAAAAAAATACAAAACCAATACTCATTAAGTAAGAAAAAAACGATAGAGCTAAATATAGCAAACAATACCTCTGTGCAGAATATTTTTACAGGACTTAGGGATTGCTCTGTGGCTTACGCTTCAATGCTGAACAACATGAATCCAATTTGGCACGAAGCTTATGGAGATGTTGGGATATCTGGATCTCTTGGCGCTTTTCATTCTTTGGTTGATGGGCTAATCAGAGCGGGGCAAGACGGTGATATTAATAATTTAATTATGTCAACTTTACCTCCAACGAATATAAATTATGGTGACGCCGAGATTCAAGTATCTTACACGAGTAATAATACAGGACAAGTGGAACTAGATGGATACCTATGGACAGGCATGGTCATAGAGAATAAGTCGGTGAAAAATGCTGGAGACTTGACAAATCAAGCGGTGTTTTTTAATGCCCAGGTAATTTCGGGACCTCAAGAAGATGTCAGAATGTTTATAGTTGATAGCGGCGATTTTAATCTATACCCAATGAAAGAAAAAATATGAGTATATATAATATGTCATCGGGAGATAGTGACCCAAATAATGATTTTTTGAGAATGCATATAGCTATGGATGCAGATTCAAGTTCAACTATCACAATTTTCAATAGCGGCAATGCAGGGGTCGTTAAATATAGTACAAATTCTGATTACGCATGGAAGGTCGAGAGAATTAAATACATATCAGAAGACACAAGAGCATTAAAAGCTTCAGAGAATCAAAGGGTTGGGTACCCTGAATCTATATCCTGGATCCCTGGTTCGTTGATATCGCCGCTATCGAGCTCGGAGGAAGTGAAGGTTGGTGGCCTGAAATCATTTACAAGTAAGGATGACTTAAATGGAGCGCAATATCTAAAATCAGGACACCTAGTACTAGAAGAACACTATGAAGAACAATGGAGCCCGCAGGGTATAATTCAAGTATCAAATGTTTATTCGGAGTACGGAAACATGCCGTTTGTTGACATAGAGAATAAAGATATAGAGTCCACAGGTGTTATAAATTTATATTCATCCTCTCTAAAGGGTTGCATTTTTAGCATCGACATAAAGAGGAATTTCATAAGTGGAGAGGCTAATGAGGCGGGCAGTATACTTCTATCAGATCAGATTGATACAAAATCAAGTAGCTCAGTAAGAAAAAACGATACAATCAGCGAGTGGAATAGTATATTTGAAATAAATAAAAACTGCAACGCTGACTCTATATTTAAAAACGGAAAAAATAGAGACGAAGTGTTTGCAGAAGAATTAAAGTCATACCTAGATGACACTTGGCACAACAAGCTAAAGAGAAACTTGTGGGGGGATTATATAGATAATGAAAATATAGAATTAAGCTCAAGAGATCCGGAAACGCTAAAGAATCATATATTTTATTGTTTTTATTATTTTGGAGCTTCTGATGATATAAATATACTTTCTAATGCCAGTTTTTATGCTAATGAGGGGTTGAGTTGGTATATCGGTCTTGGTGGTAAAAGTTTATTCTCAGACAACATAAGGTCAATGAAAACTGAGTTGAGTTACCTCCCAGTCATATCCAAAACTAAAAAAGTAACAAAAGTTTATGGCTTGCCACCTAGAACAACTTATTCATATAATTTACAAAACAATATTAATATTGCTGATTTTATTGATTGATTAATTTATAATATATATATCATGAGTAATACAGAAAAGAATATTAAAACTTTATTTGAATTGGATCCTTCTGCTATTATATGTTTGTATAGAATAAACTTAAGAGAGAAGGGTCAGTATTTATTTCATGCTGGAGAAAATGGATATAAAAATAAACTAGTATTCAATAGCCAAGAGTACGATTTTTTTCCTATAAAGGTTGATGGATTTGAAACTCCGGGAGACGGAAGGCTTCCTAGACCAAAGATGACGTTTACCAATCACCAAGGAGTAATTTCTTTGCGGCTTAATTATTTTGACGATTTTATTAATTATAAGGTTACTAGGGTAAAGACGTTTGTTAAGTATTTAGATGCAGTTAATTTTCCCCATGGTGTTAATCCTCACGCCGAGCCTGATCCTGATGCGGCTTTTGGAGAGGATGTTTTCTTTGTTAATCAGAAAACAAAAGAAGATGATAATATAGTGGAATTTGAACTTGTATCCCTGCTCGAGTTAGAGAATGCAAATGTTCCAGCTCGAACAATTTATTCCAACAACTGCCCGTGGAACTACAGGGGCGCAATTGGCTGCGGTTATAACGGAAAACCTATATCGGACGCGAAGAATAAGAGGTTTGTGCCGAGCGGATATCATCCTGTAAAAATAGGCGATAAGTTTTTACCAGGTGGAGCGGTTGGAGCTGATGTTTATTTTGAAGACGAGTTTCAAGGTGAGGAGTTTGCTAAAGCGGAAGGTGACGAAAGTTATCAAGATTGGCTTATAACAGAAACATATCAAAAGGGTGATGTTGTCAAAGTGGTTCCATACGATAACGACTCAGACCTTAATCCAATAGATATATATGTATGTTTGAATAATGAAGTTAGATCTAACCCTATACATGACTCAGAAAACTGGGCCCTAGATGATTGCGATAGAACATTGTGCGGTTGTAGGTTGAGATTCTCAGATTTAGCTACAGGGGCCGGAGGCGGATCAAGATCCTCTAATGAGGGGCTGCACGTAGAGTCAAAAGATGGACTTCCGTTTGGAGGTTTCCCTGGAGTTGACCCTTATGAATTTAAGTAAATGTTTGAAGAAAGTATCATAGTTCATGCAGAAGGTAACCCAGAAGAAGAGGTGTGCGGATTTGTTTTGCTTCATAAAGATTTAACTGTATCAGTTGAGCCCGCAATAAATGAACATTCGGCGCCAAGAGATTGCTTTACGATATCGCCAAAAAGCTTCATAAAACATTCTATAGACAAAACAATAGTAGGAATATACCACTCTCATCCAAGGAGCAACGAGAGGCCTTCTCCGCCAGATATAGCTATGTCTGAGGAAATGGGTATTCCTTATTTAATCTACAGCGTAATAACCAAGAAGTTTTTTCTTTATTACCCCGAAAGCTATGAGCCAGAAAAGCTTACTGGAAAACCCTACATCAAGGGTTTCTTTGAATGCACCTGTTTACTTAAAGACTATTTCAAAAAAGAACTAAACATAAACATATCCAAATGGAATGAAAACTATTGGCTTCCAAAAGAAGATAAAGATGCGAATAAACTATTAATAAATATATTAAATAAGAATTTAAATAAAATAGAGGATAAAAAAATACAAAAACATGATGTAATAGTGTTTAAGGTTGGGCGTAATGATAGGTGTCACGTTGGTGTATATTGCGGTGATGATTATTTCATACATCAGGCTGATAAAATTTTATCAAGAAAGGAATTACTTGATCACCGTTGGCAAGCAAAAATAAAAGAAGTGTACAGGCACTCATCGTTAGTGTAAATATACACAAGGAAAAAGGATGAAAAAGGTATTTTTACACGGAGAGCTCGGCAAGGAGTTTGGGAGGGAGTGGAATTTAGATGTTAAATCTGCTTCTGAGGCTTTGTCTGCCCTGTTTGCCAATAACAGTTCAATAGAAGTTTACCTAAACAAAAAGCAGCAGGATGACGTATTTTACGGGGTAAGAAGTGGGAGATCTAAGTCATTTCTTACGAGTGAAGAAATGAGCGCAAGGACTAATGAAGATTTCCACCTGTTCCCAATACCTCTTGGCTCTGGGGGGGCGGTGGTTGGATTATTGGTGACCGCAGCAACCACTGCCGCTAGCATGTACGTTTCTAAGAAAATGGCTGAAGCTATGCAGAGGGAGGATAAAACTGTAAAAGCTCAGACTCAATCATTTTTATTTAACGGTAGTGAGAATAGATACGAGCAGGGGGCAACCGTTCCTTTAGGTTATGGAAGAATGAAGGTTGGAAGTAATACTATATCTGCTTGTAATGTCAATTACGATTACGACTCAGACAAGGGAGATATATTTAATTTCACAAGCGGACTTTATAGTTTAATACCAACGTACAGCAAATACTACAATGACGAATACGGACCACTTGGTTCTTCTTTTCATGTTAATCAATTCGATGGTAGTAGCAAATTTAAAACTGCAGATCCTGCTTATTTATTTTTGAAAACAGCTCCATCATTGAATACATTCGGTTCAAACGATGGATCATATGGTCAGTATGAAGATGCGGCAGCACAACAAGATAGGTATGTTACTCAAGATAGTAAAAACGGTAATGCTATTGGTGGGTACATGTATTATGAGTATAATTATTTTAAAGGTTTAAATAAGTCACTACTTGGAAATGCTCAAGCTAATGGTAATTGGTTTCAGGATTCGAATATTTTAGACAATACATTGGCGGTTTCGTCGGCGGCTGCAATAAAGAGTTCGTTAGTATGCCTTCAGTCAAGCCCAATAGCTGGAAATGAAGAAAAAGTTTTTTACCCAATAATGTTTGCCGATGGCGAGCTTACTAGTGCAAGAAATCCTATAGATAGGAACAATCAGGGTTTTGCTCCAATACAGGTTGGAGAAAGGTGGAAGGGGGCAGATAAGAATAATGGAGTAGGTTGGTTTAAGTTAGAATCCGCTTCAGTTTACAAGGCCGTGGACTTAGTGTGTGAGGGACCTATTGATGGTTTTTCAGACAACAATGGGGATACATTAAAGTTTCGCAAAGAACTAGAGAGAAACGACGATCCAGCTTTAATGAGAAACAGTATGGATGACTACCTGCAAGGGGTATACTTGAATGACGACCAAGCTAAGGAAGTCAATCATGCGACAAATTTAGATTCTTACAATATAAACGAATTCGATATAGACATAGGTATGAATAAGGATGGTCTAATTGGGTCAAACGATCAATCTTTACTGGAACCTCAGTATTTGTTTACAGCAAATACTAAGGACATAAACGCTCCGCTGTATGGGCCAAGATCAATTAATCAAGGAGCTATAATTACAGAGCAAAGCGATATAGGTCCATTCAAGCAAAACAAAACCTACAAGTTAGGGGAATTGGTATCTTATCAGGATGACGGTCAATCTTATAATTATAAATTAAGCAATAGTTTGTCGAATAAATTTTCAAAAAATGAGGACTATAACTATGCGGCAGATGATGTCAAGATAGTTTACGAAGAGAATGGAGATAGTAAGACTTTTTATGCTGCCACGCAATTAATAAACGAATATAATGCATTCGACGGAGGTTATGTGGACATTGAAAACGATAATTATTATCTACCTGGGGATAAGATAAAGTCAGAAAGTTTCTTGGGGGGTGTTGAATACTACGAAATGGGCCCTGATTCTGAGAAATTTTTAGGCGTATTTGATTACAAAAAAACTTACGCTGGCCTCAATGGATATGTAATAATGAAATCTCAGGGCGACGTAAATTCTACATCTCCCATATATAAAATAACTGGAGATTACAACCCCGCCGAGAATGACTCGATAGGGGAATTTGCTAAATTATTAATGCACAAATATAGAGACGAAAACAATCAAGAAAAAATTGTTTCTAACGATCCAATATATATATTAAAAAACACAGAAGATGAAGATTTGGCGGGAAATAGAATTATAGGGGATGAGCAGGATATTACTCCATCCACATCTAATTTGTGGCAGTCTATAGTTATAACATCCCCTCAGGATGAAATTAAGAATGGACCTATAGGTCCGGGCAGCCAAGGCGATAAATATGATGGAGATTTAAATTTGTTTAAATTTGCAAATAACGATTCAGTTGAATTAGTAAAGTCTCAAGAGGAGGAGTATTATGTAGCCCACTCTATAATTAATCCATTAGTTGAGGAGGTTTATGTTTCGCTACAGATTGACGAATTAGCTTACATATATGAAGGTGACGAGCTCAACGTGACATACAAACCTGGAGCATTAATGGGTGCCCTTTTTGGATTGATGATAGTTGCCGAAGATGCTACTGCTGTGGCTGGTGGTATTTTGGCAGCTATAGGTTTACCTACTGAGCCCGGAGCTAAAGTAATGGGAGGCAAGGAAATGGCAAAAGCATTAGCTAAGATAGCGGCGGTAACGACGTTGGGAGCTGTATTAGGAAACAATACAAAATTTAAAATAGGAACAAAAGTAGAAAACTCAGGAGAGACCTGGCCTAATAGGGCAAGATTTAGAATTAAATATGGCAACCAAGGAGAATCCCAATATTCAACAGATGTATACATTTATGGGGTAGCTACGTCGCCATATAGGAAAGATGTAAAAATTTATCTACCACCAAATCCCTCCGCAAAAGACCGATCAATAAAAGTATACAAACTAAACAGGGAAAGGAACCCAGTAAAAGAAGGAGAGCAATCTGCAAGATACAAAGAGAAAATGCTACTAGCTGGAATAACGGAAATTTCACCAGTACAGTTGAGTTATCCTAATTCAGTTGTTATAGGAACAAGGATTAACGCAAAAGATGTTCCATCAATACCTAAAAGAAATTACAATTTAAAATTAAAAAAACTAGCGATACCCTCAAACTATAATCCGGATACAAGAATATACGATGGAAGTTGGAATGGGCTATTTAGGGGCCAATCCTCAAGCAGTGATCAAGTTCCTGATGCAGCTAAAGAATGGACCGACAATCCGGCTTGGTGTTTGTATGATTTAATATCAAGCAAGAGATACGGGGTTGGTAAGTTTGGGGTAAGGCCTGAGAATATAGACAGGTGGACCCTTTATAGAATTGCTAAATATTGCGACGAGTTTGTTCCGACTGGTTATAGCTCAAAATACAAGCAGAGAGCGTTTAAGCTATATGGAGATAGAACTATAAAAATAGACCCTACAGAAAACTTAGATATTGCAAAATTCAATAAAGAGTTTAACCATCCGAATAAGAGGTTGGCTATATATTATGATAATAACAAGTATGAATCAATAAAGATAAATGGGACTTCAAATTCTGGAAACGAAGTAAGGCTAGAAATTAATCCATCTTTAGATTTTGGTAAATGCGCAGTAGAAATAGATTACCCTCTTGTGGAGCCTAGATATACTATTAATGCTTTTTTAATGAATTCCGATAATGCGTTTAAATTAATAAATGAATTTGCGGCAATTTTTAGAGCATTTGCATATTGGTCTGGTGGGGCAATTAATTTCTTTCAAGACGAAAAGAAGGATTCAGTGATGCTTTTCGCTAACAACAACATATCTAAGGATGGATTCTCTTATTCAAATACTCCAAAAACCAGTAGGACAAATTCGTGCAAGATAAAATATGTCGATAGGTTTAATAATTTTAAATCAAAGATAGAATATTCCGAGGAAAGGGCGTCGGTGCAGAAAAATGGAATAATAGAGCAGACAATAGATGGTTTTGGGATAACTTCTCAAGGGCAAGCCAAGAGAGCTGCTGATTTTGTCGTCAAAAGCGCCAACATGGAGTCAGAGATATTATCTTTTACGACTAGTTCAATCGGGTCTTATTTGAAACCGGGGGACGTGATAGACGTACTAGATAATAAGAGGACTATAGGAAGGTTTGCAGGCAAGATAACGGACATATCAATATACGGAGACGGTAAGTCTGCTGAGATATCAATAGATTACCCAATCAATGCAATTATTGAAAAAGACGAAAAGGATACATGGAAAAATATAACATTATATAATATATCTGGAAATGAAACTATAAAATCTCTGGATGAGAAAATTAAGCCAAGCGACCAAGAGATATCAAACATGAGATCCTCTCAGATAAAAACATTTACAGCCGCAAGCCTTTACGGGGATGATCAGAAGTTATTATTAGTAAGTAATCCATATAGTTTTATTTCAGGAGAGTATACTTGGAGGGAGGCAAAAGAAGACGCACTAGATAGGGGTGGAAGGTTGGCCACAATTACCAATGATACTGATCAGTTATTAATGCAATCAACCATTGAGTCTGGGCAAACTGGATGGATAGGTGGGTATTTCATAGATTTACCTCCGCCTCCTAGATTCATATGGGACCAGCCTGAAGCTTGCAATACTGATGAAATATCTTTCTATAGTTGGGCTGAAGGTTTTCCAAAAATAGGAGACTCTCTTCAAGACCATGAAGATCAAACCATAGTGACAGACTGTGATGAATTTGAAATAATGACAGACCCGCCAGATGGTTTTGGTAATTTTATAGCTGCAAGTGGGTCTGAAGATAATTCAATTAATGGAGATTGGGTAACGCTATCAGGAGTTAGTAAAATAGGATACATATTAGAGAGAGAGAGTGATGATTCTCTTTTCTCTTTAAAAGATGTCAAGGGTTCGACATTTATGATGGAAGACTCGGTAAACCTTGCTAAACCTAAGCAATTTAAAGTTGTAAACATAACAGAATCATCGAATGGAATTTTTGAAGTTAGGGGGCTAGAATACAATAAAGAAAAATTTGACAACATAGAAAAAAATATGTCGATAAAACATCCAGAATCTCCTGTTATTTTTACAGAAAGCGTCCTAGATGCACCCTCAGAAATAACCATTGAGATATTGAGCGAGGATGTATCCAGGAAAATACCATACGGACTTAAGCTTTCGTGGAACACCGTGTTGTCTGCAGCAAGTTACAAGATTCAGTTTTTTAATGGAAATATATTGATATCTACATTTGAAATACCAAATGATAAGGGGGTTGAGGTAAATTCTTATAGTTATAGAAATGAAGCAATTAAGGAAGATGGTAATTATTACGGGAGAGTATACTCTGTAGTTTCATAATGTCATTCTCAAATTCCAGAACAGTAAAGGTGCCATTGTCGGACCCAATCCCGAAATACGGAAAAACTTTTAGGGTATCTAATATTTATTTAAATTCTTCAAGCCAGAAACAGAGGGTAAATGATCTAAGCCCATCTTCATCTCAGACATCTTATTACAGTCAAGACTTCGAGAATAAATACCTATCAGTGGGTTGGAGCGTAATAGATCCTAGAAGCGACTACGAGTACAAGGTAAGCGCAGATATAGAAAGTAATAAATATATAAGCGGTTTTAATGTAGATATATATAAAAATTATGGAGAATTAACTGGACAAAATGCAATAGATAACGGTGAGAAAGTATTTTCAGCAACTGGAATAAAAAATAATTCTATAGAATATGAAATAAATGATAATGATTTTCATAGAAATTATTCTGTTGAAGTGACGCTTGTTGATTTCACAGGCAACAAGAGTGTTGGATTGCTTACGACGCAGAATCCGTATGCAGAGTTTACTGTTCCCGTAAGTGGCGTGGAATCCGGTATATTTAGATGCAATTATATTAAGCCCACAGGGGAAAATGGCGAAGATGAATCTCATGATCTTCAGTATGTGACTTTTTATGATTTTACTGGATTGCAAATGGGGACCTTCCCTGGGGCGAGCAATAGTGCAAGAAGTGTCTTGTCAAAAAATGGTTATTTAGAAATAGAATTAACCCCTGGAACTGCGAATTACATAATGTCCATAGCTTCGGATTCTTATTCGTCTGGGAGTCCATATGGATTCTTTAAAGATCAGGAATATTTAACCGGCACTGGATTCACTGGTTACGTAGGCAGGAATGATGAGCCATTTTTAATAGATTACTACCCTGAAGTTAGCTCTATTAGTGGTGGTAGAATATCTGGAGCTGATGCATATCATTATGAATTCGAAGTGAATTACGACACTGGCAGTAATTTACTTCATACTGTTTATGGTATAACGGGAACGGGTCAAACGTCTGGTTCTGTTTCTGGTTACGATGGGCAAATATTCTTCGATAGTGGGGTTTTGTTTAATCCAAGCTATAATGAGAGTAATACTGGATTGCAGTATATTTATGATAACTCACTTAGCCTGCAGAGCGGTTTTTTTACTGGTGAGTTAATTGACGTGCGAACGGTAACTGGAGTTGGGTTTACCGGCTCTGGAACATATGGAAGTGGAGCTGGGCATTATTGGCAGGAAGGTTTTCCGAAATACACAGGCTACGAATCTACCGGTGCAGGAGGGGAAATAATTTCTGGGGGTTTTTATGATTATGGGTACTTTGACCCATACATGGGGAAATTTAAATGCGCAAGTTATTCCGAAGTGAAATCCGAAAATCAGGAACCTGTTGGCATATATTCAATGCCAAAAAACAATCCAAATAGCTATGATATAAAATATAGATCAACTTCAAATTTCACAAAAACATATGAACAGGCAGCTTCTTATTTGAATTCAATAGGAGAAATGCCGGCGGTTATATTAAACCCTTCGCAATTAAATAAGTTAGTTAATATTAGCGGCGACATTGGGTGGGTTGGTTTGAGAAGAAATAAGGTCGCTGTGCTTACCGGAATTTTTAATCAAGATTTTGATAATCAATCATTTTTTGATGGAGTGAATTTTGATAATGAATTTAGCAGGGATTTAGAATTTATTAATTCAAGTGGGGATTTAGAGAGGTCAAGATTAGAAGTTAATAACGTAGGGGGTGATTGGTGTTGGACTAATTCAAGTGGAACTCATATATATAAATATGCGGGAAGTGGTTATGAAAAGACGAGAAGCGCAAATATATCCTTTGACATAATTAGGGATATTGATGGTAGGGTTATTAGCTCAACTGGATACACTGCGGAAGCCCCGCCGATGGAAATTTCTGAGATTACAGTTGAGTCAGGAAATCAAACAGTAAAGTTTGATTATAAATTCACAAATCAATATTTCGAAACTGGTAATACTAATTATAACGTGGTACAAATGAACCTATATGGAGGTACAGGCGAAGGTTTTATCGCAAATGATGGTAGTTTGTTATCAACACATTACATAACAGAACAGAACAATGGATCAAATGGGGGTGATTTAATGCAAGGCTCTATTTCTTACGAAATTAATCAGGGGTACTCAGTTCCGGAATATTTTAAGTTAATGCCGTTTGATACAATAGGTTCGGGGATATTAGCCAACGTAAACGAATTAGCCGGACAAGGATCTATTACGACTAGCTCAACCGACCAAGCTACAATTATAAGTTTGGATGGGCTTTATTTTAATAAATCAAATTGCATAAATGTGGAGTTTCCATTCAACCACCCTAATGTGCCTGTTGTTACATTTGGATTGAATTATACAGGGAGCAATGATAATGTATCCTACCTGGGCGCAATGATAGCTAGTGAGCCTAGTAAGTCTTCAGTTAGGTTTGTACTAACAAGCCCTCCCCCAAGCACTGGATACGCATTAAACGTTAGATCCGTAAGTTAAGCGGCTAAGATATTAAACTGATTAATATCTTGGCGTCTTTTACTGATATATCGTCCCAGTCTTTCCATGATTCTATATTTTTGTTTTGATACACTCCTTCTTTTTTTGCTTGCCAGCATTTCTTAATAAAAGGTTTAAAGTCTTCAAATGAATCAGTAAATAAAACGCTTTTAGCTCTATTCCTTAAGGTCGTTACTGGGCTAAATGGGTCGCTTTTTTTAGACGAATCTTGATGCGCAGGTGCGTTTGGGTTTGATTTATCAATCTCGTCATCTCCAACTATATGGACATTAAGGAAGTTCCTAACACATCTAACAAACGACCTATTGCAAGCTATGGTCTCTAGAAATTTGGTAGCAAAACTACTTGTGTTTCTTGTGCTTGCATTGGCCATATCTTGGAATGAAACTGGATTATTTCCTGTTTCATAATTAGGTATAAAGATCGTGCTACAGGTGACTGCAACGTGATCTTCTTCGCATTTATCGATAGAATAAGATATATTTGAAAAACCTCTTAGCCTGGCAAGCTCCTTGATTCCGCTAAGCTTAATTAATAACTGATTATCTTTTAGCCCTTCTATGGATCTTGGCATGTCTTTATTTCGGGCCTGAAACCAAAGCTTATTTGGGAATAAATGTTCTTCTTTTATCATTGCCCTCCAGTTAACTGATCCGTCCTCATTGAAGACATATTGAATGTTTTTTAGTAAGCCGTTTTCGTCTCTGTTGAATAAAGATGGACCGATAGAGTTATCTATTTTAGAGTCTGAAATGGTTGAGGAGTTTTCGGTTGTTGTTTCACTTTTTTTTGATTTTGTCATGATTATAAATATTTAGGTGATTTATTTCTTCCCAGAAATCATCATTATCAATAATTTTTTGGTCTTCAATTCCTTTTTCGACTCCATCTTTCCATGAAGCTTTACTTGAGTATTCTTTACCATTCGATATTAATAACTTGTTGCTGTGATAGAAAGTATTATCACACAATTCAGAACAAAAGTCAAGGTCTTTGTTTTTCTTTTTTATATATTCTTCTATGGTTCTATCAAAAAAATTAAATCTTAATTCAGATATATTCTCGCGCTCCCTGCAAACTAATGAGTATTTAATGTTCATGGAATCTAGACTACAAAGGTAATCTTCGTCGAAATTTAAATCTTCCATAAATAATGTAATTCCTGCAATATTAGATCTATTCCTGTAGATTAAATTTAAGTCAATCTTCCTGGAGGTCATTAGGTTAATCTTGAAATTAAACCATTCGTGAATAAATGAGTCATCGTCAGTATAGTCGCACCGAAGATTAACTATAGATCTTGGCGAAAAACCTAATGGGCAATGATGGTCGGGCACAACCTCTAGTATACTATTATTATAGTACTGACCTATATTTAAGGTTTTATAACCATCTAGGTTGTTGTTAGCATCTATAAAGTTTAAAGCTTTGAAGAATATTTCCTCAGGATTTATTTTATCAATTGATTTATTTTTATCCGTATTTGAGTAGCTAGGTTTTGAACCTTCCAAATCAGGGGATAAGCAAAAGTGCTTAGACTCTCTATTCCATACTGGGCCAGACTGCTCTGGAAGCATATCTGAAAATATTGATATAGATGGAATATCTAAACATGAAGACAAGTGCAAGGAGAAGCTGTCAACACAAATATGCAGAGAAGAGCCTTTCAATATATAAACGATATTCTTAAAAGATGTAGACCCTCTAAGATCATGATCTACACCCTTACATTGGTAATCTTCTTTTGAGCCAACTTGTATTACATCATAACCTTTGGCGTTTTTTTTAATCATGGAAACCACGGTTTCCCAGTGAGAATAATTTCTTGATTGTATGCCTTTGGACGTTTGTAGGGTTATGTATTTATCGGAAGTAATTGGATAAAAATGATCAGAAATTTGTGGGCGCCCTATTTTGACTCCTAGGCATTTTGCGTACTCTTCAATTAAATGACTCATAATTTGCTTTTTAATTCGAATTGGTTTTTATCTTTTCCGTTGTGCTGGAAGTTGAATATTTTCTGGGTGCCAATATGCGGGAGAAAGGCTAAATCAAAATACCCCTTATGGTCACCGCAGCCTTCTAGGAATAATAAATTATCAAGCTCCTCTTTGTACGCTATGACTTTATGTACGTTACTGTTGTCTTCGATACAATCGAAGAATTCAGGTTTAGTTATTATGTAAATATTATGGTCAGGATAAAGGTTTTTAACTTCGCCTAATAGTCCATTAATCATTAGAACATCAGACTCATTTCTTGGGATAACAATGGCAAGTCTATTTTCAGGACCTTCGTCACCGAGTAAGTCCTTAAAATCTAAAGATTTACCGATGGTGGAGTTTTCTTTATTTGCGACATCTTTGAAATATTCAATTATCCCCTCCCTTCTTTTTCCTTTGGAAATTTCCTGCATCCAGTATTTATGGCCATCGTCAGTATTTGGATCAACATCTACGTTTAATATGTTTTTATATATATCAATTAACCATTCAGAGTCAGACTCAATTGCGGGAGGATTGTATTTTGAGTTCCTTAGTTTTTCTAAAAAATCAAAATCCCAATCATTGTCTGGCATCGAGTCTATTATTCCTTCTAGTTGGGATCCAATAACGCCGCACGAGAAATTATCTTCAACAAACTTGCGACCAATCCTGCCCATTTTATCTCTCTTAACGCGCTTCATTTTGAAGACCTTAGTTAATTGTTTTGATATGCTTGACGGGTACGTGCTAGCTTTTATAAATTGAGTTCCAGGCTCTCTGTATTCAGCCCAATCCAATGGGAAAGATCCGCATTCCGTACTTGAGGTATCTTCTCCACAACTATAGTTTGTAACAAGTGTTACGAGCTCGGTAAGTTTGGCTTCTTGTATTGGTATTTCTTGGCCTCCAGAAGTAAACGGGTGGCAATATACATCCATGAGGTTATATATTTCATTAAGTTGTTTTTCTGAAACGCCTGATTGTACGTTTGTAGTGCTCTGGGTTTTTTTTGACCCGCAGAATTTGCAATCTAATTTTTGACCTTGAAATGGTTTTATTTCATACTGCTTACAGGATGGGCAGTAGTAGGTGGTGAGAATTCGGGAGTTTTGGATTCCTTTTTCTTTTATTAATCTTATGATATCCCATCCTTCGCCCCAGTGTGTGTGGAGTAGTAACTTAGCGTTAGATTCTGGGTTTTGTTTGATAAAATCAAAGAAGCCCTCTAGTAGGTTCGGTACGCTTTTCCTTAGTTGATTCCTGAAAACAAAGCCAATTAAGAAACAGTTTGTGTCAATTAAGAATTTCTTCCTTAATGCTGACCTGCTTTCTTCTGGAATCTTGAAGAAGCTCTTTGTTTCAACAGCTCCTCTTAGTGTCTTCACTTGCTCGTGCCCTAGTTTCTTAAGCTCCCTCTCCGCAAAGCTTGCCCATACATAAAAATTTTTAACGAATGGGGCGGCCTCTATGGCTAGTGGTAAAATTGGCTCCGAATCTAATGTTGTCCAGATCATGCAGTTGGTCTTATTCCACCAATTTCTTTTCCAATATCCATTAAAGCCCCATATGTCCTCTGCCCCTATATATACATCAGGCTTAAATTCCTTGATTAAGTCGTCTATAGTTTCAGCGCCGTAACCAGCAGCTCTAGCCATATTAGGATCTTTATTTAATTGTTTGAGTCTCTCTTGGTCGTCAGGCAGAGTTCCTACGCATTTCCATGGCAGCTTTGATAAAGCTGGGTGGAGTTTAGTCATCCCGTTGCACGCTTCTATTATTTCGTATTTGCCTGTAGAGTGTAGGTGGCGTAATACGTTTTTACAATTCTTACCGAAGCCAGTAAAAGCCTTACTGTGATTACTATGAAATAATATCTTCTTCATTAAATCGGGCAGTCTTCTTCAGTTTTAGAGTATTTAGGTTTAGAAAATGACTCAATATTTTTCTCTATGCGAAAGTTGTATATTCTAGTTAAAATAGTTTCTAGGAATCTAGATAAACATTCTGCCTCCCCAGCTTCTAGTGAGCATTTAAATGTATTGCTTCCGTTTTTTATAATTGTTAATCCGAAGTTTGGTAATATTTGAATTTCTTCTTTGTAGCTTTTTGTTTTTGCGTCAAACTTAGAAACTTTAGATTCTTTATCCCATGGAGTAAATTTTATAGTAGTTTTTTTGCCTTCGAATTGATGGAAGGTATCGTATGCAAATCTATTCTTTACTGCGTTGATTATTGAGCCGCACTCAAACTCATTGAATTTCAGGGTAATGTTTTTCTCTGGGTCTTCTTTGTTCTTGATGAAGGTTCCTCTCCTAGCTTTCTCATCCCAGCTGTGTTGCATTATGGCCGACACGAACAAGATGGGTTCGCCGCTGTTCTTGTCGTGACCCATTGAAAAACTGAAACCGAATCCAGAGTTGTATTTATTTGGTTTGTATAATTGTAAGCTCATAATTAATCGAAGTCTATTTTAACGTTTTTACTTTCATATGTGTTACCTTTGTCCATATGATGTTTTGTTCCATTTCTCTCTTTAGAGTAATTTTCAAAGTATTTTTTCTTTAGTGGGTCTACGCCGTCATTCTTTTCGGCGCGCATAGATGAAAGTTCGGCGCTCTTATCTAACATATCACCAACACTACCCTTCATGTTTGCAGTAGAGTTTACAAAACTTGCATTGTCCCATGGGTCAATCGACCCCTCTGTATTCAATTGGGAAGACGTGAAGATTCTCCTCCACTCTAATCCTTTTTCGTCTACATATTTCTTCTCATCATTCATGTGGAAGAACACCTCTGTTTCCTCTTGGGTCTCAGGGTTTTGAAAGATATACATTGGCATAGTGTTAGATTATACCAAATATTTATTACATTGTCAACTATTTTTTATCTAATTTATTACAGCTTAATTGTATTAAATCCAATAGAGAATCAAATAACCAACAACAAGCACTAGAGCATAAAGGAAATAACAAATATAAAATATTACTTTCTTTAAAATTATACATTAATAAACCAATAAAGAAACCACACCAAAAGCCTAAACATAAACTACAATTAAATAATTCTTTTAATAAATTAGAATGTTTAAAAATAAAACTTCTCAGACGGCCTAATATGGACCCATACCTAAGGATCCACATTAAGCCGACACAGGAGATCAATTCAATTACCATTGAGGGACTCTAGCGCTTCCTTGATAACTAGAAGCTGCTCTTGAGTCAAAGATACTTCCCCACCAAAATCATCAGTGAGCGTGTAATGGTCTGTTTTTTCTTTAGATTTTTTTAATACCGGACATCTTCCTTTGCCGCAGCAGAGGAGAATACCTTCGCCTTGTTTCTTAATGTTCATTTGTTTATTAGGTTTAAGATTTTTTCAACTGTATTATCGTAAGTAAATACTTCTTTTATTTCAACACCTTTTTCGTTTCTTTTGTCGTATTTATCTATAGCTTTGTCTAGTGCCTTATAGAATGATTGATCGGAGAATGTATTTAAGTTTCCTTGATTAAACGGTTGGCCTTTTTGGAAGAATGCTCCGTCATAAATTTCTTCCTGACCTTCTGGCTCGACCAATATAGAGTTATCTTTAGTAGCCCAATCCTTATGGGAGGTGGCATTCAAGACAACACTCCATTTGCCCAAACAAGTAGAATTAAATGCGGGCAAATTCCAACCTTCTGCCCCACTTAGGCCGCTCAGGTTGATGTCGATGGAATTGTAAAGCTCGTTCATTTCTGAATTAGTTTTAAGGTATGGCAGGAAGTTTATGTTTGTGTGGCGCTTGCCGCCAAGGGCTTGACTTATCGCAATATTCATTTGCTCTGGCTTGAAGAATGGATTAGTTATGCAGCATGTTAATTGGTAGTCATTATTGTTGCCGTATCTATCGGCCCAGAGTTTGATGATTTTTGCTGTATGTTTTCTTTTTTCAAACTTGCCAACTAGCCCAAAATTAACTCTACCTTTTAGGTAAACTTTGTTAGTTTCAAAAAAATCAGTATCAAAACCTATTGGTATGTATTCTGTATTCTTTAATCCCGAATTCTTGAAAATATTCATGGCGCTAGAACTACTGAAGATGCATTTCCTCTGGACCCCGCAAATACTTTTCTCTACAATAGTGGGGGAGTCGCACTCGTAGAAAGTATAAAGGAACTGATTGTTGCCTATGCCTGACTCAGATCCATTGATGTGCCACATCTTTAAGGATGGAGAATCTGGGGATAGTGTTGAGAATCTTTCATTTGAAGACTTTTCTATCCAGGACTTTAATTTAGTGTCAATTTTATCGTAAGCTGTGAAGTCCAAAGACTTACCCATTGGGAAGAAAGAGACTTCTACCTCTTTTTTATGGAGGGATCTTAGCATGTTTACCGAAACATTGCCAAAACTTAATGAGTTTATTGGTGCGCTGAAATTTATCTTATTCATATTTAAAATGGCATTTCTTCTTCTTCTACTATTGATTGTATAGTAGGGCTTGGTTGTGGATTTTCAATAACAACATTGGTTGATTCTTTTTTTCCGCTTGGTAGAAACCTGACTAAGTCTGCGCCAAGGTAGAACTTCTGCCTTGGGTTTCCATTTTTGTCCTCCCATTTGCTGACTTTTATTTTACCCTCAACATAAACACAAGATCCCTTTGATAAAAACTTCTTGCAGTTGTCTGCGGTTTTGTTCCAGCATTCCGTATCCATAAAAAGAACTTCGTCCTTGGAGTTGTTTATTGCTAATGAAAATGAACATTTAGTGTTGCTGCTTTCGAATGATTTAGTCTCTGGGTCTTTTGTTAGGTGACCTATTCCTATAAATTTATTTATCATAATTCGTTTTTTAGTTCTCTTTTTATTTTAGTGATTGCTTTGTCGTGGATGTTTATGCACCCCTGTATGCTAAGCTTTAGTGGCTTGCATATTTTATTCCATGGCATTACGTTGTTTCTCTGCCCTTCTATGTATCTCATTTTGAATATCTTTGAAACCCTGGTGTCAGGATCTTTATTTATTAGGTTCATTATCTTGCTTAAAACTTCTAGGTCTACTTTTTTATCTTCAGGCTTATCCTCTGACCTCTTTCCGATATCAGCATAATCCATGTGAACTTCTTTTGAGTTCTTATTTTTATTATATAAGTTCAAGCACAACCATCTAGTCTCGTTACCAAGATGGGTTGAGAATTTAGTATTTCTAGAGTCATCGTATTTTAGCGCCGCTTTATAAATATAGTAATTTCTATCCTTCAGTAGATCTACCCTGTCTGAGACTATCCCGGACGTGCTAGTAGGAGAGTAATTATTCACCATCGTTATGAATATACCACTATGACGTTGAACCAATTCGCCCAAGCTTTGCTCGGGTTCTACGCCAACCTGCAAATTGCAGACTAGCTCATTATCGGATAAGGAGTTTATTTCCATTTTTTATTTAGAATAAATAAGAGACTAACATATAATCATAGTAATGTCAAGTAAAAAGAAAGAAAAAAATCTCGCGCGCTTGGTCTTCGTAAGATATGAGGTCTCCGTAAGATTACTAATTGATTAGACTAACGTGAGACAAATAAGATTAACATGAGAATAGCTTCAATAGCTAAAGCTTTTGAAGCATTATAACATAAATTTAAGTAATGTCAAGCAAAAATAATAGAACCCTAATATTAACCTCCTACTTTTCGGTAAAGCCGCACCCGAATGATCCGGGTGATAGTGCAGTAGTGGGTAGGGGTCCAGATGGAATGGTTGCTAAATCTGACATTAATTACATAAAAGAATGGTACGATTCTGTGGTTAGGAATAAAATAAAATCTGTAGTTTTTCACGACAACCTAGAGGATGACCTGATTAGGGACTACTCAAATAATTATGTATCTTTTGAAAAAGTATCACCAACTGAATATTCAAACAATGATTATAGATTTTTTTGCTTCAGTAATTACCTTGAGAGCTTGAGTGAAAAGCCCAGTGTGGTATTTCATACTGACGCATCAGATGTTAAGGTCGTTATGGATCCGGTAAGTCTCATTGATCAGAACGATTCGATAGATTATTTTGCCTGCAAGGATTCAATACCATTAAGCCAGTTTCCGTATAAAAAAATACATGATCACTTTAACTGGGATGATAGTTTTAACTTTGATATAAATTACGGTTTATGGGATTTGATTAACATGGGCGTTGTGGGCGGATCATTTGAGAAAATGGTAAAATTTTATAAAACTTTCGTTGAAGTAAGAGAGTCCATGGGGCAACCAGATTTCAATTCAGACATGTGGATACTACAATACTTATTAAGGTCCAAACTTCAACCTTGTGAATTTATTATGGGCGAACCTGTGTGTAGTCAGTTTAAAGGTTACCAAAGCGAAAGGGAGGATGTCTACTTTATCCACAAGTAAAATTACAGTTTACTGCTCGACCTATAATTCGATTAAGTGGATTAAAGGCTATTTGAACAATATAAACTCTCAGATCTCTGAGCCGTTTGATTTATTTTTCATAGACGCAGGTTCTACGGATGGCTCCCTTGAAGAAATTAAACAATTCAAATTTAATCGACATATTAATGTTTCTATTTTTGAGCCTGGATTTTTATCTATTTATGAAGCGTGGAATCTTGCGGTAGCTAAATCCAACACTCCATATTTAGTTAATTTTAATACAGATGATAGGCTTAACTTTCACACACTTTCAACTTACCATAATTACATCGAGGGACATCCAGAAGTAGATTTATTTTACGGAGTGCATAACTTCGTGTCTGAAATTGGCGGACCCAATCTGCCAATAGGTGAGTACTGGAGAAATTTAACCAACTCCTTACTGTCTGAATCAGAAGAAAAGTTAATGTTTTCTATTAATCCCTGTGGGCCATTTCCTTTAGTCAAAAAAGCCTCCCTGATGGATGCTGGTGAATTTGATGAAAAATATTTTTCTTCTGCGGACTACGACATGTGGTTGCGAATGTTTTCGATGGGCATGAGGTTTAAAAGAACTCAAGATATCATTGGCGACTTTTTATATAGACCTGATTCAACCTCTCAAGCGAAACTTAAAGAGTCAGAACTACATGATAAAGAAATACAGGCAAAATATAAAACATGAAAAAAGTAGTATCATTTTCACTTTGGGGAGACTGCGAGCGTTACACAGTCGGCGCAATTGAAAACGCAAAAAGTATTGGTAGTGAATTTTATGCAGGCTGGGAAAGCTGGTTTTATACGCATCCGCTCGTAAGCAAAAAAAATCAAGAAAGGATTAAAGAAGAAGGCGGAAAGGTTATTTTGACAAATGATAATTCAGATTTTTCTATGTCTTTCGCTCGATTCAAGCCCATGACATGCAACGATGTATCTGTTTTCGTCAGTCGTGATTGCGATTCAAGAATTTCGGATAAAGAATATCAAGCTGTAATTGAATGGGAAAAAAGCGAAATGCAGTTCCATTGCATGAGGGATCATAAATTCCATAATGATTGGCCAGTTATGGCTGGCATGTGGGGTTGCAAGCGATCAGGTTGCGCTGACTTAAGTGAAATTTACGAAGATTTAATTAGTTTTCGCAAAGGCGATGAATATCATAATGATCAACATGGACTAAAAAGTATGTATTCTAAAATCCGATTTCTATTTTTAGAACATGATGATTTCAGAAGGGGTTCAGGCATACAATTCCCTAATCATCAACCTTTTAAATACGGCTCGTTTGTTGGTGAGCGTATAACATCAGATAATAAAATTGGGCCAATAGAAAAATGGAGTTAAACACAAAAAGCGTTCTTATTCATCACCATCTCGGCCTCGGAGATCATATTGTTTGCAATGCAATAGTTAGAAAACTTCATAAAAAATATAAAAAAATAAAACTCGCAGTGAAACATCATAATTTATCCAGCGTAAAGCAACTATATAGAGATATTGATGTAGAACTTTATCCCGTAAACTCGGATTCCGATTGCGAAAAAATGTATAAAAATAACAAGTTCATCAGAATTGGTTTTGAGAATTGCAAGCTGCCCAATTGGGAGGAATCTTTTTACGATCAAATGAATATAGATTATTCGTACCGATTTTCACATTTCTTTATCGAAAGAGATTATGAGAGAGAAAATTTATTAGAACAAAAGCTAGAGCTTGCCGATAAGTTTTCATTTCACAACAACTCATATAGCGGCGGAAAAATTGAAATAAATTTCACAAGCTCTTTACGTAAAATCTTCCTATCACCAATTACAGATAGTATTTTTGACTGGATTGGTGTACTTGAAAAAGCTGAAGAAATACACACCATAGACAGTTCAATATTTCAATTAATAAAACAGTTAAATATTAAATCTAAGAATTATTTCTATAGCCACAGGAATCCATTCTTTAATTTCTCAAAAGAATGTGATCAGATATGGAATATTATCGAATGATGATGTAATATCATATATTATGATTGAAACAATTTGCTTCAAAGATGAATCCTATCCACTATTTCAAAGCAGAGGTTACGCATCCCAATTCTGCATTCCTTTTGCAAAGCATGTGTGCAAGGGTAGTGGGTACGATGTGGGATGCATGAAAAAAGAATGGAGCTACCCTGGAGCAAAACCAATAGATATTTCTTTTGATGATCCATGGGATGCAAATAATTTACCTAGCAACAAAAAGGTTGATTATATTTTTTCCAGTCACTGCCTTGAGCACGTTCCCCACTGGGTTGATACACTAGATTATTGGTATGATTTTATCGAAAGTTCCGGCACTTTATTTTTATACTTACCAGATTATAGTCAAACTTATTGGAGGCCATGGAACAACAGAAAACATATACATATTTTCTCCAGAGATATAATTCATGACTATCTAAAAGATAAAGGTTATTCTAATATTTTTGTATCCAATGTAGATTTAAACAATTCCTTCATAGCTATGGCTGAAAAATAACATCCCCCTAAAATGAAGATAATAAAACCACTAATAGGCGGCCACGATGGATCATCATTCAGGGAACTGCTTGACGCATGGGAGGAAAAAGGTTTTTGCGATATTGAAAATGGGCCAACTCATAGGTCTCCTGGATTCCAATCAGATCCAGATTCTCCAGAGGCAAAGTGCTGGGTAGAACAACAAGGAGGTGTATTATTATATGATTTTCCCCTCCTAGATAGATTAAAGCATGATTACGATATGTGTCTTTTTTCAAATACATTTAAAAATGGGACTGGAAATAAAAAGTGGATCTTCTGGCCTTGGCGATCAAAAACTTATGAAGCATTAAAGAACGAATTACGCTTAAGTTATGAATCTAGAATGATAAATATAGGCTTTATTGGTACGCCTACCAATCATGAAAGGCACAAACTTTCTTTTGAGTGGTCAAAACATTGCGATTTATTCCATTATGAAACCAGAAAAGTAGATCATATAGATTACCTTAGATCTCTTTCTCGCATGAAATATGGATTATGCTTAAGGGGGGTCGGGCCAAAATGCCTTAGAGATATAGAATTAATGGGAATGGGGACGGTTCCTATTTTTACCGAAGGGGTGTGTGCTGATTATCCAGAACCTTTAATTGAAAACGTTCATTATGTTTGCGGCAAGAACTTGCAAATATCTCTTGAGAAAATCAAATCTACAACAAAGAAACAATGGGTGCGCATGTCTAATAATTGCATAGATTGGTTTGAAAGAAATTGCTCGATTGAAGGATCTTTTAATAAAACTTTATCTATAATCAATGAATAGTCTCGAAATTTCAATGTCTCACTTAGATGGGGACCCATCTATTTTACCATTTTCTCACATAACCAATCAGAGACGCTGGTACAAAACAATACTTGAAAAATACGAAATAATAAAGACAATAGATAAAGGACAAATGCTAGCGGTCTTAAAAAAGAATACATAGAAATCATTATTGATCAACAATTTCACAAAGCCACAATGCACTAAATGAAAAAAATAATTATAACAGGAGTAACCGGTCAAGACGGAAGTCACATGGTCGACTATTTATTAAAGAACACTGATCATAAAATTTATGGCTCGGTACGCAGGTTGAGCGTTAAAAACCACGAGAATATCCTGCATCTAGAAGGCAATCCTAGATTCGAGTTAATCAACATGGATTTAAATGATGCGCACAGTATTCGGGACGTAATACTAGATATTAAGCCAGATTATTTTATTAATTTTGCAGCTCAATCTTTTGTGGCTGGAAGCTGGGATTATCCAATCCAGACATGGGATACTGACGCTGACGCGGTTCTACATATCATGGAATCGATAAGAAGATTTGCTCCGGAATGTAGATTTTATAATGCTGGATCATCTGAAGAATTCGGAGATGTGGTGTGCGTTCCTCAAGATGAGAATCACCCACTGAGACCACAATCTCCCTATGGTGCTGCTAAGTGCGCAGCTAGGCATATTGTCAGGGTCTACAGGGAGTCCTACAATTTATATGCAGTACAGGGTTGGCTATTTAATCATGAAGGTACTCGGCGAGGTCTTGATTTTGTAACCAGAAAAATTAGCCACAGTATAGCGAAAATTAAAATTGCCTTAGAAGATGGAAGAGATATACCTATTCTTCAATTAGGAAACCTTGATGCTAAGAGAGACTGGAGTGATGCCGAAGATTTCATGTCTGGCGTATGGATCATGCTCAATCAAGACAAGCCTAAGAATTACGTATTGGGTAGCGGGGAAATGCACACCGTAAGAGAATTCCTAACCAAGACTTTAGAGTTCGCAGAAATAGATTTCTACTCTGAGGGTCAAGATGATAATGAAAAATTTTACACAAAAAAAGGCAAATTATTCTTTGAGGTTAGTCCCAAATACTATAGGCCAGCTGAAGTCCACAAGCTTTGCGGAGACTGCTCTCTTGCTGAAAAGGAACTTGGTTGGGTCAGGAAGGTAGACTTTTTTGGGCTCGTTTCTAAGATGTACCATAACGATTATTCGTTATTATCTAAGTGAAGCAAGAAAAAATATTCATAGCTGGCCATCGAGGAATGGTCGGCTCTTCTATACTTGAGAAGCTTGAGTCCCTAAACTATTCTAATATCATAACTAGGACTAGGCAGGAAATGAACCTCATGAACAAACATAAGGTCATGGACTTCTTTAGTGATGAAAAAATTGACACGGTAATTCTTTGTGCAGCTAAAGTTGGTGGAATTCTAGCCAACAATACATACAGAGCAGACTTCCTTTATGATAATTTACAGATTTCATCAACAATAATAAAGGCTGCGCAAAAATTTGGAGTCAAGAAGTTAATCAACTTAGGTTCTTCATGCATATATCCAAAGCATGCAGACATACCAATCAAGGAAGAATACTTACTTACCGGCCCGCTTGAACATACTAACGAGCCTTACGCTATAGCTAAAATAGCCGCGCTCAAAATGTGCGAAAGCTTTTACGATCAATATGGTTGCAACTTTTACTCGGTAATGCCGTGCAACCTATATGGCCCTAGGGATAATTTTGATCTTAAGAGTTCGCACGTCTTACCTGCCTTAATAAACAAAATACATTGCGCAAAAGAAAAAGGTGACAGATCAATAGAAGTATGGGGGTCTGGAAAACCTATGCGTGAATTTTTATATGTAGAAGATCTGGCCGATGGAGTTATTCATTGCATGGAAAACATAAATGCAAAAGACATATATAGCGACGGCATTTCCCATATAAATTGTGGCTCAGAGCATGAAGTTAGTATATTAGAATTAGTGCATTTAATTAAAGACGCAGTTGGTTATGACGGAAAAATAGTATTTGACAGCTCCAAGCCAGACGGAACTTTTAGAAAAAAAATGGATAACACAAGAATCAAATCAAAAGGGTTCTCGCCGAAAGTCGCACTAAAGGACGGGATAGTTAAAACATACAAATGGTATCTTAAAAATTTAAATATTGACTGTGATCAAGTGTAACACTAATTATGTCAAAGAAAAAATGTTTAGTTACAGGTGGCGCCGGGTTTATTGGCGGTCATCTTGTTGAAAGATTACTTAAAGCCGGACACGATGTCGTCGTAGTTGATGATGAATCCTCCACTGCAAATTCTAATTTTACATGGAGAGATGATTGCGAAAACCACAAAGTAGATATTTGCGATTTCGAGAAACTCAATCCACTCTTCAAGGGTGTTGACTTAGTTTTTCATTTAGCCGCCAGGTCCAGGATACAAATTTGCGTACAGGATCCAGCTGATGCTGTCAAGAACAACTCACTAGGAACTTGCAACGTTCTTCAGGCCGCGCGATTAAATAACTGCAAAAAAGTAATGTTCGCAGGGACATCCTCTTGCTATGGACTTAAAAATCCAATTCCCTTAAAGGAGGATATGCCGAATGATTGCTTGAACCCATATTCTGTAAGCAAGTCTAATTGTGAAGAGCTTTGCAAAATGTATACAAAACTTTTTGGCCTAGAAACTGTTCTATTTAGATTCTTTAACGTCTACGGGGAGCGTCAGCCTTTAGCTGGAGATTACGCGCCAGTTGTCGGCCTATTCTTTAGGCAAAAAGAATCAGGCGAAGCAATGACTGTTGTTGGAGATGGCCTTCAAACCAGAGACTACACTCACGTTAAAGACATAGTCGAGGCAATGTTTCTTGCTGGAGAGTCGGATGATAAGAAAATCGTAGGAGAGCTTTTTAATCTCGGAACTAGCACAAATCATTCAGTCTTAGATTTGGTTAAATTAACTGGAGGTGAACACGTTCATATCCCAGCAAGACCAGGAGAGTCAAGGGAAACTCTTGCGGACAACACTAAGGCTAAAACTATGCTTGGATGGAACCCATCCCGCAAAATAGAAGATTGGATTGAAAAGAACAGACCAAATTAAAATCGGAGTTATAGGGAATGGCTTCGTTGGTTCCGCAGTTGCCAACGGATTTTCGTCTGAGGAAGTAAAGGTATATGATAAAAATCCAGACTCGTCAACTCACCCACTTAGAGATGTAATACTTCAGGATTTTGTTTTCATATGCGTCCCAACGCCAATGAGGGATGTTATGGGAGATGACTGCAATCTATCAATTATAGAGTCCTGCTTTAGCGAAATTAAATCCATCGGATCGAACGCCACCTTCATAATAAAATCAACGGTTCCAATTGGGACAACCGAAAGCCTACAGGAAGCGCATCCGGAATTACATATCATCCATTCCCCAGAATTTCTTACCGCTAAATTCGCAAAAGAAGATTTCATTAATGCAGATAGGCACATAATAGGCTATACCAAATACCAGCACGTCGCACAGGAAGCTGCCAGCTTATTTAAATACAATTTTCCTGATGTGCCATGTCTTATAATGAAAAGCGTTGAGTCTGAATCTGTAAAGTATATCGCTAATTGTTTCTTTGCTACCAAGGTTAGTTTTTTCAATGAGATACACTTGCTGATTGATAAACTTGGATTAGATTGGAACTCTATTATTAATGGAGTTATTAGTGACAAAAGAATAGGTGAGTCCCACTATCAAGTTCCCGGTCACGACGGAGACAAAGGTTTTGGTGGCACATGCTTCCCAAAAGACATTAATGCATTAATATCCACCTTTGAGAAAAATGGGCTAGATGCGAAACTTTTAAAATCAGCATGGTCAGTTAATCTAGACGTAAGGAAAGACCTGGACTGGGCAAACTCAACTTCTGCCGTAGACAATAGCGATTCATAAATTTAACAATAAGCACACTAGGGATTCTGTCTATCATCTTGTTTGTTTAAGATTCTCATATTCATCCTTGGTTCTCTTATTGTTAATAAATTATTTTCGTTTTTACTTGATCTACACGTTTTTTTATGTTAGTATGCTTTCTTTAACAAAACTTACATTTTTTATAAAACAACACAACCCCTTAGTGTAAAAACAATTTCATGAATATTAAAGTTAAGAAAAGAAACGGCCGCCTAGAAGAATTTGAAGTAGATAAAATAAACGCAAGCGCATTAAGAGCGTGCAGTGACATAGACAACGTTTCTCCAAGCGAAATAGTTCTAGATGCCCAATTACAGTTATTCGACAAAATAACTACTATCGAAATAGACAAAGCTTTAGTTTTATCTGCTAGGGAAAAAATAGAAAAAGAGCCAAACTACTCTTACGCTGCTGCAGGGTTACTATTAAACTGCTTATACAAAGAAGTATTCAAAGAAGGGGTCGACTCAGAAGCTTTTGAATTGCAGTACAGAAAAAGCTTCATACAGAACATTAAAAAATTAGTAAAGCAAGAGATGCTGGACGAAAGATTACTTGGCTTTGATTTCACCAAACTCTCAGAGGCGCTAAAGATAGACAGGGACAAGAAGTTTAAATACCTAGGAATCCAGATACTATTTGATCGTTACTTCATAAGAAGTGAAAAGAAAATAATGGAAACTCCTCAAGCTTTTTGGATGAGAGTTGCAATGGGTCTAGCTATTAACGAAGAAGATAAAAACGAAAAAGCAATAGAGTTTTACAATCTGTTTAGTCAATTTTTATACACAGCTTCTACCCCCACACTATTCAATAGTGGCACAACCCACTCGCAACTTAGCTCTTGCTATCTCAATACTTTTGATGATAGTATTGATGGCATATTTGATGGAGCTTGGCAGGAAGCTAGAAAATCTAAGTTTGCGGGTGGTCTAGGTTTTGATGTAACTCCATTTAGGTCTTCAGGCTCCCACATCAAGGGAACAAATGGAACTTCTGGAGGCTTAATTCCATGGTTGAAAATTTACAACGACTTGCTGGTTGCTGTAAACCAAGGTGGAAAGCGTCCAGGAGCAGGTTGTGCATACCTAGAGCCTTGGCATTTAGACTTTGAGGATTTCTTAAACTTAAGAAGAAATACTGGTGACGATAGACTCAGATGTCACGATATGAATACCGCCTCATGGATCCCAGATATCTTCATGAGAAAAGTTGAAGCTAATGAGGATTGGTACTTCTTCGACCCGAACGAAAAGCTCACTGATAGCGATGTAAGCCTACACGATTCCTTTGGTAAAGATTTTGACAATAGATATCAAGCAATGTGTCAATCAGCAGAAGACGGAAATGTTAAAAACTTTAGAAAAACTCCAGCAAAAGAGTTGTGGAAAAAAATGCTCAAGGTATTATTTGAGACATCACATCCTTGGTGCACATTCAAAGATCCGTGTAATATAAGATACACTAATCAGCACGAAGGAGTTGTCCATAGTAGTAATCTATGTACAGAAATAACACTCCACACTAAAGCCTCTAAATATAAATCCGGCGAGAAGACTGAAATTGGCGAGACTGCTGTATGCAACCTAGGATCAATAAATCTACTGAACCATGTGGAGGAGAAGTCCACGCACGGTAAGTCTGGTTATTTCATTAATTACGATAAACTAAAATCAACAATACACACGGCCGTAAGAATGCTTGATAATGTTATTGATATCAACTTTTATCCAACAAAAGAAGCCGCTAACTCAAATCTAAAAAATCGCCCTATAGGGCTAGGTATGATGGCGATACACGACGTGCTTCATAAATTAAATATTAATATTGATAGCGATGAATCTATTAAATTCAACGATGAATTGTTTGAGTTTTATTCCTGCCAGTCTATATATGCTAGCTCCATACTAGCTAAGGAAAGAGGATCCTATGAAACTTATGAAGGCTCATTATGGAGTCAAAACATTTTTCCAATTGATTCCTACAATAACCTAATGTCCTACAAGGGTCAAGCTCCACTTGGTAATGGTGAAACCAAGAAAGACGAGTGGGAAATCTCAAGGCAACATGTTTCTGAATTCGGTATGAGAAACTCTAATGTTATGGCTATTGCGCCAACTGCAACCATAGGTTATATTAACGGAGTAGAGCAAAGCATTGAGCCCAACTTTTCCGTACTCTTTGTTTATGAAAATAAAAGCGGCAACTTCTTTATTACCAACCAGCATTTTATTGATGACATGAAAAACGAAGGCTTATGGAGCCCAGAGGTGGCAAAGCTAGTCAAGGATGTTGACGGAGATCTTTCTTTACTTGATGGCGATATCCCACAGTGGATAAAGGAAAAATACAAAACCGCCTTTGACAGGGATATGTTCAAGTTAATAGAATGCAATGCAGCTAGGCAAAAATGGCTCGACCAAGCGATTAGCTTTAATTTATACAACAAGTCAACATCCTTGAAGTACTTAAACGACATTTATATGGAGTGCTGGAAATTAGGACTAAAGACAACGTATTATTTAAGGAATAGGGCCGCCAGTAAGGTGGAGAAGTCAACCTCCGAAGAGTCAAATTCTTCTAGCTCTCAAACTTCCTGCAGTATTGAAGCAATGAAGAATGGTGGAGAATGTGAAAGCTGCCAATAGAAGAGCTTCTGGGGTTGCTGTACTATTTGAAAATTCAGTACTATTAGCGAAGAGATCAGAGAAGTGCCACGTTACCGGAAGGTCATATCCTTACGGAGGTTACTGGTCTGTTTTCGGTGGATCAATAGACGAAGGCGAAACTCCAATTGAATGCGCCGGAAGAGAATTATTAGAAGAGTCTAAAATATTTGCAGACTTTAAATTTATTGAGTTTATCGATGTGATAAGAGATGAATCTTGCGATTTCTACTTTCACATATATAGATCCAACAAGATAGTGATTCCAGAGCTTTGCCAAGAACACACCGAGTTTGGTTGGTTTAAAATCAACGAGCTGGTTCACTTCCAAGACTTGATAGACTACAACATAGTTAGGCTGCTAGATAGTATATAATTACAATTTCATGTGTATTTATATACATGAGTAAAAAACTAATACAATCAATAATTTCCGTATTACTAGACAATCCAGTATCCAAATACGTCAAAAAAAATAAATTTTCAGAAAAAAAATTAAATGTTTCCGAGCATCCTGCCGATAAAAGAGATTGGGTTCACGTCTCTCAGTATTTAAAATCTGAAAGTATTAGCAGTAAGGAATTCTCCAGAAGATCACTATGCGTAAGCGTCGCTAACCAAGGGTCAATAGGTTCATGCGTGGGTCACAGCGGAAGGGTTGTTCTTGGTTCGGCTAGTGCGTTTAAGGCTGAAGAGCCAAGCCCTATGTGGATATACAAGACTGCTAAAAAATACGACCCATGGGCTGGCGAAGATTACTCAGGAACATCGATCAGGGGGGCTGCTAACGCATTAATAAACGAAGGTTGCTGCTTTGAAAGCTTTTGGCCATATATAGATAGCGAATCCAGCAGCCCTAAAGAAGGGGCAAAAGAAGACGCTGGACTAAAGAAGATTAGCTCCTACCACGTTATACCCTGCTCCGAAACAGAAGAGATCAAAAGGATGGTGATTGACCGGCCACTTTGGTATGCATTCAAGGTTAGGGATTACTTTTTCTCTATTGGATATGACGGCATTGTTGACACAGAAAAATACTTAGCATCAGAGGTTGCTGGCGGCCACGCAGTATGTCTTATCGGATGGAAGTATATAAACGACAAGCTTTATTGGGAATTTCAAAACAGTTGGGGTTTATTTTTTGGAAACTCTGGCTACTTTTTTATGGAGGATTCCTTATTTAGGTCTTCTATCATGAACTCTATTGGCCCCTACTATGTAGAGCTTTCGGATGGGTTTGTTAATCCAAAACCAATTGACCCCGATCCAGAACCTATCGAACCAGATCCAGAACCTATCGAACCAGAACCAGAACCTATCGAACCAGAACCAGAACCCATCAAACCAGAACCTAAGAAAAGCAAAAACATACCATTGATAATTTGCGCAATAATTGTGATTCTAGCATTAATTATATTTTCCAGCTCCTCTGACCCCGAAGCATTACCAATGAACTGGGATGAAAAATTAGAAAAAGAGTTTAAAGAGAAAGGCATAGATAGAGACTCATACTTGCGCGATTTTAAGAAAAAACAGCAAGCAGAGTAATGAATCTGATCATAGACTCAACCCTATCCGAACCTCCCAGCGAGATATCCTGCTTCAGGGACGTAACTATGTATAGTAAAGTGTTTCATTTTGAAAACGTACTACTTTCCTGCAAGATGGGCACAAGATCTATGTACTGGAACTGGTTAAAGAATAACGGCGCTCATGATTTCATCTCTTATGTTCTCCACGAGGGAGAGTTGGAATCTGGCGCATTAATGCATCCAGAAAAAGGAGATATAGTCGTAGATAGAATAAACGCGCTCAACTTAAACTACATAATAACCAGGCTCAAAAGAATATCAGAAAATCTATAAATGAAAAAATATATATTAATTTTAATCATTCCCTTCTTGCTTAATTGTTCTACATTTAAAAAAAGTAAAAACACCAATAACTCAACAAGTATACAACAAGTTATACCAAGTATTAATGATTTCAATAAAGCTGATATAAATAAAGACCAAGTTATAGATAAAAATGAATCAATTAAATTTTTTAATAAAAACAATTCAATAGACTACAATACTCCTTTTGCAGTTTTCTCTATACTGTCGACCATTGTTATGGTTATTTGTTTTTGGCCGATAGTTTATTCTTATTTATCGTCTTTAATTAAAAGATTCAAGAATCGTTCTTGATTTTTTACTTGACCTTTCTTGTTTTTTATTGTATAGTTATGTGATCTAATTATTAATCGCATTCGTTATACTATACATGAAAGATAAAACAGGAGAACTTTTAACAGACAACATCGCCGGAGTAAACAGAATTTTACCCCACAAACATAAATACGCATGGGACCTATTCCTTAAGAGTTGTGCAAACAACTGGATGCCCACTGAAATATCTATGCAAAATGATATAGCCCAATGGAAGAACAATGAAATTACAGAAGATGAGAAATTACTTGTTAAACGATGTCTTGGATTTTTTGCTGGAAGTGAGTCTCTGGTTGGCAATAATTTGCTTTTGTCCGCTTTTCGTTATATTACAGACGCTGAGTGTCGCCAGTATATATTGCGTCAAGCTTTTGAAGAAAGTCTTCACAACCTAACTGTTGTATATATATGCGATAGTCTTGATTTAGAAATTGATGAGGTTTATGCGGCCTATCAAAATGTTCCAAGCATTAAAGCTAAGGATGACTTCTTAATGCAGATTACTGATGATATTAGTTCTAATGACTTTAACTCAACTAGCATTGAGGGCAAGCAGGCCATACTAAGAAACTTCTTAACCTATTGGATTATATGCGAAGGTACTTTTTTCTTTAGTGGCTTTGCTATGCTTCTTGCGCTTGGTCGTCAAAATAAATTACAGGGTGTTTCTGATCAGATTAAATATACTTTGAGGGACGAAAGCTCTCACATTGCATTTGGAACTTATCTCATCAATACTTTAATTGATCAAAACCCCTCTATTTGGACTAAAGAAATTCAAGAGGAATTCATTGAACACATTAAAAAAGCAGTTGACCTTGAAATTGCTTACGCAAAAGATGTTCTTCCCACTGGAATACTTGGGTTGAATGCAGACATGTTCGTAGACTATATGCATTATATCGGCAATAGACGCTTAGAGGCCATAGGATTAGATTACAGGTTCCCTAGTGATAAGAACCCATTCCCTTGGCTAGGAGAGGTTGTTGACGTGCAGGCGATGGGTAATTTCTTCGAAAGAAGAGTTCGCGAGTATCAACAAAGCGGCTCTTTAGAAGACGACTTTTAAATTCTAAAAAGCGCCTTGGAGATTCTGTTTATCATCTTGTTTGATCAAGATTCATGTTTTCATCTTCAAGGAGTTTAATTTTATTGGATATATAGCTTGCATGTAGTGTAATTTACATAGTGGCATGCAGTCGTATATATATATTATCTAGCGTAAGTGGAGAAACTGGAACTCTTCGCTATATATCCAGTGAATCAATATCAAATTCTCACAGAGTAACCACTTCAGAGATTTATTCCACAAATGGTAATATAACGAATCTAAGTTCTACTAACGCAAAAATTTATGACTCAGAAAGTTTCCACAAGGGTTATAAGAATTATGCAATTAACTATGAGTATCCAGAAACAACATCTAGTAGTTCTTTTTTTTACTCAAGCAAAGAGCCATATATTTCAGGCGAATCTTCCGATTTTATTGGCGAATCCATAAAACTTAATGATGACGGAAAAGTTCTTGCCGTAAGCTCTCCTTCTGGAAATGGCCTTGTTAGAGTTTTTTCTTCTGATGGAGACTATTGGGAGCAGCTGGGTGCAGATATAGAGGGTGCTTTTCCTGAAGGTCTAGGCTCCTCTATAGATTTAAACAAAGAAGGCGACATGTTAGCGATTGGGGTTCCTTTTGCAAATCTAAATTCAGGTTTAGTTAAAATTTATGACTGGGATAACTCTTCCTGGATTGCTAGAGATCCATCTATTAGCGGGAAATCTATTGAGAATTTTGGCTGTTCACTTTCCTTAAGTAAAGACGGCGATCATATTGCAATTGGCGGAGTCTCAGCCAATCTAAATTCAGGTATTTCTCGTGTTTATAATTGGGTCAATGGATCGTGGAGCGAAATGGGCAACGGTGTTAGCGGAATTTCCGATGAAGAACATTTAGGCTCTGCTATAGATATATCTACAGATGGGCAAACCATCTTGGTTGGTGGATCTGGAGATGATGGCGGCAATGGGCTAGTTAGGTCTTACCATTATAGCGGAGCTGCTTCTAGCGGACTGCTAGGTGGATTGATTTTTACCTCAAACGAAGAAGATTCTTCTTATAATGACTTTTCTATTTCAGTTTCTCAAATAGCTGGAGGCACAACTGCCCCTAACGCACCGACTCCAGCTACTGTTGCCTATAATGCCCCAGCGAATCTAATCGTATCTGCCGACATAAACAATGGGCAAGCCACAAATAGCGGTGTAGCAATCAATCTATCCTCCCCCGCAAATTCCGCTGAACTTTCTTCCGCTGGCTTTTCTGTATCCATGGCTAGCGGTCTAGAATTGGATCCTATAATATCTTCCGGGCCGACCCTAACAGAGGGTGGTATCGATCCATATTGGAACCAATTAGGTCAAACTATTAATGGGTCAAATAATGAAAAATTTGGATCCTCCGTAAAAATGCGTGATTCACATTATTTTGCAGCAGGAGGGGTTGAGGGAAATAACGGAGATGGATCTATACGCGCATATGAATTTCACAGCACATCAACCGTAAATTCGTGGAATCTGCATCAAAACTTACCTAGTGGCAAGAATTTTGATCTTAATACTAACTTCAGTATTCTTTCTGTGGGTCACCCTGAAGCTAATCTTGGGAGTGGTTTGTGCAGGACTTACGGATACCACTCAGATTGGGAGCCAATTGGACAAGACCTAATGGGTGAATCACAAGATGAAAGATTTGGTAAGTCTGTATCTCTTAATTCAAATGGTTCATTTCTTTGCAGCTCCGCCAATCTTTACGGCGTAAATAAAGGACTAGTTCGCGTGTATAATTTTGATTATATTGCTGATTTAAATTTAAATTCCACAAGAGTTACCTCAGAAAAACTTAATCTGGACTATTACAAACTACCCACATTTGACCCTTTGGTTATAGGGGACGTATGGAGATCTGAGGGCGACTTTTTAAAAATTAGCGCGGGATGGAGTCCTGCTGTCATCAATACGCTTGCATGGTATGATGCTGCAGATGCGTTCACTATAACCTCTTCTTCAAATATTATTAGCGAGGTCAAGGATAAGTCTGGAAATGGGTTAAATTTAACAGTGATAACCCCTGGAAGGACTGGCCCAAAAACAGGAAGAAGGACACTCAATGGATTAAATGTCATTGACTGGGACGAAGACAGACAATTCCTTGAAAATCTTAACTTCTCTCACGATCAAGCGTCGACCCCCTTGTTTATAGCTGTGGTATTTAAAGCTGATGTAGATGGTAATCAAGATTTTATTTTTGCAGGCACGACATCATCTGCAATTGGTGATAGGATGGCGTTAAGAAGATTCAACACAAGTAATGGTTTTCAAATTTTAGGCGGTAGCGGTACTGGCACAAACATAGCTATGGATTCCGGTGCGGACACAGTATTAGAGGGCGAGACCTATATAATTCTTTCAAAGTTGAATTCATCGAACTCACAAATAAGAATAGATGGACATTTTAAAAATACTGGCAACATAGGAACCAATCATTTAAATTCTATAAAATTAGGCGGAAATGCTATTGGTGGCTCAAACCTAGAAGGTTATGTTGCTGAATTTATTATTTTCTCAGATATAGGTGAACAAGAAAACATAGAGGGCTACTTAGCTCACAAATGGGGTCTTACTTCAAAATTACCAGCAGATCATACCCATAAAAACAATTTAGCTTTTTAAAATATTCTCTTTTAACTTATAATCCATTAAGTGGATGATTATAAATCAAAATTATTAAGAAAACTAAAAGCTAAATGCTCTGAACTCAACGGCGAGTTATCGGAAGTTAACTCTATATACGAAGAGTCAGTTCCCATATTTTGTTCTGAGGTTTGTGATTATTGCAGTAGAAACGACCTACAAAACCCACTAGAAAAACTCAAAGAAGATAAAGAAAAGAAGGGTGAGCCTGAAGTTGCTCCCGAGTTTAAATCCTTATACAGAAAGATAGCAATCGAAACTCACCCAGATAAAGTCGCCAATAATGATAAAAAACTAGACGCATACCAAGAAGCAACAGAGGCAAAAAAAGAAAACAAGATAGACAAACTAGTCTCAATAGCTAAAGATTTAAAAATAGACTTGAATAAAATGAAGTTCTCAGACATTAAACATATAGAAGAGAGCATAATCAAAACTGAAAAGACTATATCTGACATCAGGAATAGTTACGTATGGCTGTGGGCCTTCTCTTCTAAAAAAGAAAGGGGAGATATTATAGTAAGATTTATACTCAATAATGTGTAATCTAACTAACGATGCTCTGTACGATTTCAACTATTTTTTATTTTTCTCTAGTTCTTTCGGATTTTAAATTAATTAATAATTCATAATTTACTGTGCTTAACTTACTTTATGGATCACAATGGCCTTATTAATTATAAAAAAAACCGCCAAATTAATAGTCAAAAAACTATCAAAAATGGTAGTTCATCAGGTCGTCGACCCTCCAGCTCCATCAACTTAATGATATCTTATTTTAAAAAAAAACTAAATAAAGCCAAAACAGCATACGAAAATAAAAGCCTTCAAATATTAAAATACCTAGATAGAGAATTAAACTACGAACAATCACTTAAATACTATACTGAACAAGACAAAATAAAAAAACTAACAATGGAATACAAATCTTACAAATTTGAAAACGAAATCCATAGCCTTAGCTCCATGCCGGAAACAGCTATCGAAGAAATAATAAGAATCAATAAAAGGATTACCGAGCATACTTGGGGAGTTATTCTCGAGGCCGACAAAGTTAGTGATATTAATGTTTATATCGCGCAAATGAATAAAGTTCAAATCAATGCGAGAAAAGCTAATTTCTTTGTGGTTACCGACTCAGAAGATATTCTTTTAAAATTAAATGATGTGTTTAACTGGATGAATAAGATTTTTTACATAGTTCCAAATACATACAATCACAACATAGATAAACAATACAGAAATAGTATAAATTTTCACTGCTTAAAGCATCTTGAAAAGCACGTATCCACTCCAGAATCTGTGCACATGAACATGTTAAAAGAAATTGGAGGCATACAAGTTACAGTGCCTAATCAAAATCGCGTTTTCTGTTTTAACTCTAAAAGATTAGTTCCAGGATCATGAAAAGAATATCTTACATATTAGTTTCCAGAAATGATAATTACAATGGCGATTCGGTTGGCCGTTGTGTCAACACAGTTAATCATGCCTGTGAAATCATTGCAAAGAATAATGTTATTGATCAATCTGAAGTCGTACTGGTTGATTGGTGCTCTCGTAGCGGCTCTTTAAAGGAGTCTATATCCTCTAGATTGGCTCCAGAAGCTAAAGGTCTACTCAAAATAGTTACCGTGCCACCTGAGGTAGCTGACAGGCACCAGGGAGACTCTCCATTCTCAGAGGTTCACGCAATGAATGTTGGATTCAGAAACATGGAGGGTAAACATTTTGCGAGAATTGATCAAGACACCTTGATAGGTCAAAGGTTTATGGATTGGTTTTATCACGAGTATGAAGTTAAAGACTATGGTTGGAGCTGGCCAAGGGCGGCATTTTGCAGTCGCAGAAACTTAAGTGAAGACCAATCTCATCATTCTGTTTTTAGGGATTATATATACGATCAACAATTATCCAGGAAGGTTGATATTTGTCACGAGCACAATCACTATAGCCGATTAATGCCAAACGGCGAAGTTTTCCCTTTTTATGGCGGTGCAGTTGGTGTTATGATGGTTGACAGGGAATGCTACCTGGAACATAAAGGCTTTAATGAAAAGCTGGTCTACATGAATAGTATGGATACAGAGTTCCTTAATCGTATTGCGGCGAAAGAAGATATATATAATTTATGTTTATCAATAGATGCTGATTTTTATCATCAAAATCATGACAGATCCGAAGGAGCATCCAACGATACCACGCAGCCTCACGCACAACAAGAAGGGGAGCGCAAGACCAACGACCTAGATATCAGAAATAAAATGATAGATAACCCAAACCCAGACAACTGGGGCTTGCTTGACGAAGATTTAGAAATAACCATAGTATGAGTAACGTAATATATATTATCAACAACCTACCGTCTGATACGGATTTCGCAAATCCAGGCTATCAAGATGTCGCTTGGGTACCGCACTGTTTAAAGTCGCTAGAAAGATACGCATCAAAGATAAACTGTGATCTTAAGATTATCTCAATGAATGACTTCCCTGCATTCAAAGAAATAGATGATTACAACTTCAGCTTCTACCAGAAGAGCACCTTCATTAAGATTTTATTCTTGCATGAATTCATGAAGACTAGCTATGATAAGTTTGCGCTTCTTGATCTAGATATGGTCGTTAGCAAAGACGCTACGGACATTTTTGAAACTTACGAAGAAAACGATTTCGTCATGGGTTATGGATTTCACCCAGCAGTTGTTCAGAAGAATGAAATCTTCCTTAAGAAATACCTAAAAAGCATACCAGAAGATGAAAATGTATACTGGCATAATGAAAAAACCAACAGGGATATACCAAAATACAATTTAAATTTAGGATGTTACGTTATGGGGCGAGAAGTTGTACGGAAAATGACAAAGGTACTGCCCGACCAATACAGCTTTGTTGACTTCTTAAAGCATCATGGGTTGATAGATAATCCAGTTCTAGAAGTACTAGGAGAGAGAAAAGATTTTATTGATCAAGATTTATATGCATACGCATACACAAAAACAGATATACTTAAAGAGCACAAACCATTAGATTGGGTGTGGAACGCAAATTACCAAGCTTGTTTTCAAAAAGGAGAAGACAATAAATCTTTTAATCTGTGCCATTTATGCGGAGAGGACGGAAAGCAATTCCTCCTGGACAACCTAAGCAACCCAGAAGTAATGGATAGAATTGATGTATAGTCACGAACATAAATTTATATACGTTCACATGCCCAAGTCTGCAGGAACTTTTGTAAAGCATTATTTGCTTTCCAATATAGAGTCAGATTATGCAAAGAATCAAAACCAGCAGGATTATGACGACAAATATCATGTGACCTGCGAAAGAGCTCTTAATGCTATCGCGCAAGATGTGCCAGATTACGAAGATTACTTCAAGTTCACAGTTGTTCGTAATCCATTTGATAGAGTCGTATCAATGTTTTCTTATCTTGGCGGATGGAAGTTCGATTATTTTGTTGAAAACAATATAGAATCACCAATGATGCCTTATGTTCAGAAATTTCACCAGTATTACATGTCTGATGATTTTGATGGTTTTATTAAATACGCCTACGAAGAAAAAGCTATTTTAAAATTTCACGCTGGATACTATGAAAACTATGTTGACCGCATAAAAATTAATGGAGATATTGCTATTGATAAGTTTTATAAAATGGAAAACATAGAAGGATGTCTTGATGCATTAAAAGATGTTTTTGGCTTCAGTAGCTCCTCTGGGTTCGATGACTGGCGAAAGAATAGCAGCTCCGAATACAAAAAGAAAAATAGTTACAGAGATTACTACTCTGATTACAGTCGTGAATATATAGAAGATCACTTCATTCGTGATTTAGATTACTTTGGTTATGGATTCTAAATTTGTTATATTTGGTCAGGAGCGGGCTGGAACAACCAGTTTAATTTCCGCGTTGAATAAAAATGACAGAATAGTGCACGAGCCATTATCTTCACTCACAGGAGATCTTGAGCACAACCCTAGGTATTCCCAAATAATTAAGGATCACAAGATGGATCCCAATAACTTACCTGAATCTAAAAACATTCCATACTTTAATAAATTTAACAATATAGCTGAAGATTATGAAAGACTCTGGAGTTTCCTAGACTCTCTGTTTAATACCTTTGACGGGGTAAAACATGTATGGTGTACATCCTCAGAAGAAGGAAATGAAAACTTCCTCTCCTACTGTCAAGCGCATGGTATAAAAATAATTTTCCAATATCGAGAAAGTGCTTTTGACCCTGCCGTTTCATGGCAACTCGCCAACCAAGTGCAAATTTGGCAGCTAGGAGAAAACAAAGAGCATAAGTCTACAGTGGATTCTTTTGATTATCAAGAATTAGAAGAGCCCCCCATAAAAAGAAGAACCGCCTGGTACAAAAAATACATCCCTCACTACCACTCCCTACTTCCGCCAAACAGTCTTGTCTCTAAATATGAAGACCTATACAGACTAGAAACATACCAAGAAAGGCTAGAGAAATTCAACTCGATAGTAGACTACCTAGACATCGAGATAGATGAAAATAATGTAGAAAACTTCTTGGGCACAGACAGAAGAGTATTCGGCAAAAAAGCCTATAATAAAATACCAAATTATCAAGAAATGTTTGATAAATATGGCCGTGAGAAAATCATATTATGAGCAAGTATTATTATTTCTCCTGGGATGCTGGCTGGGGCGACACCATATGGCACTTAACTAATGCATTAATTCATTGCGAGAATTCAAAGCAAGATATGCTTATAGATTTGCGCGGCCACTGGTCTAGCAAAGGTGAAAAAAACCTATTCAATGAATACTTCTGCTCCATAGATACCGATATAAACATTATAACTAATGAAGAATCTATAGACCAATTAAAAAAAGATTCAGAAAAACATACAAATAAAACTGTAAAAATTAAAAACCCCTTAAAATCAAAAGAAGACACCGAGTTATTCTACAACACCTTTTCTCGCATTAAGCCCAGTGAATCGGTGACTAACACCGTCAAAGATATAGTGCGCGAAAAATTCAAAGGTAATTACATGGTCGGAGTTCACGCTAGAATGTCGAATGGAGAAGTTAAGAGTCGATTTGAAGGGGCTCGCCCAATGAAAGACGCTGTATTGTTTTATAAAGAAAAGATCGACGATATACTCTTTAACGCTCCTCGTGCTTTTTTGAAATCCTGCAAGGATTATAAATTTTTTATAGCTTCTGACTCGAGCAAATTCGTAGACATATTCAAGGATCAGTTCCCAAATACCGTTTCAATAGATAGGTATTTTGCCCCTCCAGGTTGCGGCACCGGTCACGAAATAGGTGAAGGCTCAACAGAGGAGCAGTTAAAATTAGAAGAAGTTTACGGCAAGACAAAAATAGCCAAAGAAGCTCTTGTTGATTTCTATTTACTACAGGAGACTAATTTTCTATTCAAGAACTTTAGTCGATTTAATGAGTTCTGCTTATACAAAGGCGTGCCAAATTTTCATATAAATTTCCAGGAGAAGTGTTATTAAATGATTAGTCACAGGTATAAATGCATCTTCCTTCATATCCCTAAAGCTGCCGGCACTTCAATTGAGCGGCTTTTATCTGGAGCCGACATAGATATACCCCAAAAAGTTCCAAGAAAACGTGGCTTTTCTCATTTTTTAAACGAGCACTTGGACTATTATGTCTTCTCTGTTGTTCGTAATCCATATGACCGCTTCGTATCTGCATGGAAATGGGGCGAGTTAAAATTCGAAAAAGAAGGCGGCCTACCATTCTATAATAAAGAAAGATCAGTATCGTTCGAGGAATATGTTCTACTAACTACTGACATCGATTACCGCAAAAACAATAAAAACTTATGGAGCGAATACGACGAATACCATACGCTGCCACAGTTTGAATTCTTCCCTCATTTAAATGGCGGTCATTATTTTACAGACACAATAAAGCCTGAATTTACTTGTGATTTTATTGGTCGATTTGAAAACCTTCACGAAGATCTCAATGAGGCCTGGTCTAGTATTGGTATAAATCAGTTTGACTTACCTCATGCATATAATTCAAAGACGTTCAAAAAAGAAGCCATATGGTCGAGTGAGTTAAAAGATAAGATGTATAATTATTACAAAAAAGATTTTGAATTATTTAATTACGAAAAATGAAATTTTGCATATTCACTCATTTGTTCTTCAGGCCCAATCTTTTTCATTTTGAGGAATGGTTGAAGTATCATATTGATTTTGGAGTAGACCACTTTTACTTTTACGAAAGTTCTCATTCGGGAATACCTTGCCTAGCAAAAGATACAAAAAGGCAAATAGATATACCCTTAGTTGGCGATATTCCGTACAGTCGTATTTATAAATACTACGATGAAATTAGGGAAAGGTATAAAGATTACTGCACTTTTATCAAATGGTTACCAAAGGATAAAAACGGTAACTACCTAGAGCACCATCAAATTCATGCTTACGAACAAGCCACGGCTTTTAATCATTTCTATAAAAATTATGCCAAAAAACACGACAGAGTATCAACTATAGATTGCGATGAATTTTATTATAGCGACAAACATGACAACATTACAAGTTTTTTAGATAAAAACAAACAAGATATTTCGTTATTAGGTTGTAAGTTTTTTGAATCTGTGTTTGTTCATGTCGGCGACTTGGTAGCGCAGAAGACAAAATGCTTAGATAAATTCTCAAGAGTTGGCCCTAAATATATATTCAATGCTCAAAACGCAAACTTGATATACAAAAACTCGCCCCACTTCCCTCCCAGTAAAAACAGAACTAGTGTAAATATAAGTCAAGAAGAACTTTGCTTCTATCATTATAAAGTTAATAAAAATGCAAAAATTTCAATAGAACACCACAGCAAACAAAAAATGAAATACGCAGAAGATAAATCAATGGCTAAAAAAGCCCAGTATTTACAAGATTATAATTTTATAGCAAAGCCGCAAACAAAACAAAACTTCATCGATTCAGAAGAAGACATATTAGGTTTAGATTTATTTACATGGGACCAAAGATGAACCTTAAAATTATATCATTCTGCAACTATCCTTACAGAGAAATAGCCTTAAACTGGGTCAAGCACTTAGAAGCTTTGTCCATAGATAATTACGAAGTTTTATGTCTCGATTCTGAATCTGACGAATATTTAAAATCCCACGGCTGCCACTCAAGAGTTCTAGATGAATTTAATGGTGACTGGATTTCTGGCTGCAAGCATACCATGCGCCGCACCTTGATATTTAAAAAGTACTTAGAAGAAGGTTGTGACATTATTCATTCAGACACTGATGCGCTTTGGCTCAAAAACCCTATACCTGAATTGATCGAATCAAACAGTCAAGATATTATTGTATCAACGGTTAGGCATAAAGGAGCATTCCCACCAGAGGTTCGCGAAGCTTTTGGATTTACATGCTGCATGGGCTGGATATTTTTTCGAAGCAATAAAAACACAATCAACTATCTAGATAAATTCCTTAACACTAGAGAGGTCAAGGGCTCAGATCAGAAAAACTTCAATGAATTCTTATTGAGCAATAATCCATCAATTAGCCCGCTCGACAATGGAGATGAGCTAATCATTACCAATGACTTAAACGTCTCATTGCTTGGGCTATCAAAGCCTCTAGTCAAGCGCGGCCCAATAGAAGAAGAAACATACGTCTGGCATCCAAACACAAGAAAAGAAGCCGAGCATAAAAAACAATCGTTTATAGATAGAGGACTATGGAAAATTTAATCTCACATCTTGAAGGCCCGAATAAGCATATTATTAATTTAATAAACCTTGATAGCGGCGAAGTTGTCAATTCAACAAGTAAATGGCTAAGTGATCGTTGGTTTTTGCGCGAAACAAACTTTGCAAAACATTTGACATGTGTCGAAATCAGCCCATTCAAAAACACAAAAGACTCAAACGTATTTGTCGGGAAAAAGTATTTGGGGCATAAAGTTTACAAATCTCTATCCGATTCATCAACATCTATTGACTTCTTATCAATACTTGACCCTGACATCTCGCTTGAAGTTTTAGAGTCTATCGATTTTTCCAAGTATACAATCAAGCGTTTCTGTATAGCTATTAACCCAGTAAAAACAAAAAATTTTAAACAAAACAAAAAAGACATAGAATTATTCATGAAGGATAAAGCTAAATTTATAAAACAAAACAGAACAGAGCTTCTGTATAGTGTATAATATATCATGGAACAAATAAAAATACAAACAGGAGCAAACCTTAGTCGCTTGCTTCAATCAACAGTAAACATACCTCAAGCCTTTACTGAGCTTGTAAAAAACTCGATACAAAATTTCTCTACATTTTGCCGCATTGATTTTAACGATGCATGCGCAACTATAATCGACGACGGCCAAGGCTTTGATCATGAAAAAGATGAAAACGGCATGAGTGGTTTTGAGAAATACTTTGTCTTTGGAAATTCCTACGATATGACTGGCGGTAAAGGCGTGAAGCTTGGTCAAATGGGAATAGGTGGCAAACTTGCAAACGACAAACTCTCCAACGAGATTGATATACATTGGATCATTGAAACAAAGAATATCCACGGCAAATGCTTTATTGTTGAATACAAGCCTTCTGGCGTCGAATTTTTGAACGATTATTCTCCTGAGCTTACTGAAATAAGCCCAGAAGAATGCTCTATACTCACAGAGTCTGGAACAAAGATAACTATTGCAACCCTAAAAGACCATATACAAAAAGAGGGCTGGCCTTCTGGTCAAATTAAAAATGAGCTTTGCACTTTCTTTGGCTTCCTTTTGCCGCAGCTTGAAAAAGAAGGTAAGAAATTCGACCTAATCCTTAATGGGGAAAGTTTAGACTTTTCATACAAACTTCCTGGCTCTAATATTCCTATTATTAGGCGCGAATTTGAATACGACTACTACGGCGAAAAGCGCACCAGCAATATCGAATTTAGATTATCATTAATTTATAATCGCGGCTTAATTAAAAACCATCCATTAAAAAACATTGAAATAATATCAAAGGTTAAAATCTGCTCGCTTAACTTGTCCGACCAAGACTTACTAGAATCAACACTAGAATGGTTGGAAGAAAAAAACAAAGAAGAAATAAAAGATAAAGATAAAATTTATGATGTGTTTAATAAGTTGATTGGTTTTATTTCTTGCGATGACCTCTCTGAAGTTATGGATAGTACTGGAATGCCAGCCAAAGATCTTTCTCATCATGGGTTAAGGAGTGACCACCCCATAACGAACCCTTTTTACGAAAGAGTTTATAAAGTTCTACTCGAGTGGATCGTTGAATATATCAAATTGAACTCCGAAGAAAAAATGAACATCCTTGACGCTCTTGCTAACGAGGTATCAAGCATGCTTGCTGAATATTTTGAAGACGAAGACTTTTCTGATTTATGGGACACTGAAGAAGAGGAGGACGACGAAGAAGAAGAACTAACAGAAGATGAGAAAAAAGAAGAGAAAGAAAGAAAAGAGTTGGAAAAATTCGCAGAGCTCACAATTGATAAAGAATGGGTTTTTGAGCCAGAACCGGAAGAGCCAGAACCGGAAGAGCCAGAACCGGAAGATCCAGAGCCTGAAAATAATATACCTCCCCTCTGGAATAAATACAAAAACCAAAAATTAAAACAATCAAAAAGGCTAAGGTATAGAATTATTGATTTTGGAGAGGAAGAATCTAAATCAATGTCTAAGGTTGATGACATATCTGACTTCACCATATTAATCAACAACGGCAATCCTAAATTCAAAAGATTCTACGAAGAGAATTCTCCATTCTTATTGTCTCTTCATATTTCCGAACTACTTATTAGAGAGATATCAATGTATAAGAATCCTTTAGCTAGGCCTACTGATCTAGACGAAGCTATTAGTGATTTCTATTCCAATAAATACACCCAAATAAAGAAGAATAGTGAATGATAAGGGAGTAATTTACGTTGCTGTAGACCCCAACACAGCCCCCCAAGAGAGAAAATACAACCCAGACAAGAAACAAATACTCAAAGAATTTTTTCATTCTTTCAATTCCTTAAGGCTAACTAACCCATCTCTCTCTGCGACAGTTTTTACTGACTACAAGGAAATTCTTGACTCTTCTTTAGATTTTGAGCGAAATCAAATTAAAAATGACTTCGGCCTTAAACCTAAAGTTTTTGGCATAAAAAATTCACCCTATAAGCGTACAGTTTTTTTAGATACAGATACCGAAGTAAAAGGCTCGATAGAGCCTATTTTCTCATATCTTAATGGTAATGATCTTTGCCTTGCAAAAGAGTTTATCATTACCTCTGCTTTCAATACTGGAGTTATTTCCTTCAAGAAGTCTTCTTTGGTTAAAGCTTTTATAGATTTTTGGTATAAATCAATGGATAATAACCATGAAAAAGTTTGCGACCAAGGCTGCTTTAATAATATCATTAAGTTCAAGCATAAAAATCCTCCTAAAAATTTAATCCATATAAAAAAAATTATCGACCCGATCTCAATTAAAATTTTAGACAGCAAAATATGGAACCTTCGTGTTGCAGAAAAAAAACAACTTCTATCAGAGGGGTTTGATTTCAATAAGAATATAATTCTCCACATGAGAGGGTTGGCTAAATAATGAATTACGACCTTTACATATTAACTACTGCAATCGATAGGCCCGACCTGCATAATCAAACACTGCCACCCTTTTTTAAAATACTGGAAGATCAGGGTGTCAATTATAAATGGTTTATTAACTTAGATTCTCCGTTTAAAAAAACAGAAGAAGCCACAAATAACTTAAAATCTTTCAATGGAGGCTCCCAAGACTTGCATATTTCAGATAAAGCCTGTTTTTATTCGGCGGCAAAACACGTGATCAGTTCTGCGTATAATGAACTAGACAATCTTGATGGTTACGTCATGTGGCTTGAAGATGACTGGGATTTACTTATTCCCTTTAACATGCGCGAATTAATAGGTAGTGATTATGAATATATTGGCTTTCACTTTCATCACTTTTTTGAATTCTCATTTAACCCAACTATGTGGAGCAAAGATTTTTTTGTAAAAAATGTACACGAACCTTTTGCTACTTCAGAGACTTCAATTGATCCAGAGCAGCTATTAATCAATCACCATAAAAAAACTAGATCAGAAGATTCTAGCCACCTAAAGGATGTAAACCGAATTAACTTCAACGGCGTATTTGAAGATGCTGGCAGAAAATGGGGAGAACAATATAATTTAAAAAAATGGAATAAAAACAAAACAGGAGGAAGCGTTAGTTATGCCTAAAGCCTCCATAATATTATCGTCCTACAATAACTTATCCGCACTTGAGTTAAGTATTGAAAGTTTGAAACATCAAACAGAAAAAGATTTTGAAATCATTATAGCAGATGATGGCTCAACAGATGGCACAATAGAATATTTAGAAAAAGAAGGAATACAATATTTTAGCCGCCCCAATGAAGGCTACAGGCTTGCGTATATTTGGAATCGCGGAGCCGATCTAGCAAAAGGGGATAGATTTATCTTTGGTAATTCGGATATTATATCTCACCCTAAAAGAATAGAGGAGCATTCAAAATTTAATAACTATTTAATCGCTGGCAGTTATCCATCAATACCAATTGATTATGTAAAATCTATAACAAAAGAAAAAATACGGCACAACTTTTGGTCGATAGATTTAATAGCGACAGAGGACAGAAGAAAGGATTACATTTCTGGGCTCAAAAAACCACAATTACATCACGGTAAAAAGATACCTCCGCGATATATGTATGGCGGCAACTGGTCTTGCCCTGCTGATATTTTTAAAAAACTGGGAGGTCTAGATGAAGAGTTTAAAGGTTGGGGTGGAGAGGATTTTGATTTTGCCCGACGAGCTCAACTAGATGGGCATGATACCATCCTTAATACTAATTGTATTGGGTATCATCTTGATCATGAGACGATCAATAGAGACGAAACTCGGTCAATAGGTAAAAGTTATTTCAACCAAAAATGGTCATAAAGCCTAAGATAATAGATGCCTTCATGTTTAATAATGAGCTTGATATACTTAATTTCAGGCTACATGAATTAAACGATTATGTAGATAAGTTTGTTATATATGAAAACTCATGGACTTTCAGCGGCAATAAAAAACCACTTTACTTTGAGGAGAACAAACAAATGTTTTCTAAATTTTCCGACAAGATAGTTCATATAAAAAGTAACACTCGAGGAAAAGACAACTGGAAAAGGGAATATGCCCAAAGATATGAGGTATTACTGAAAGGAGTCTCATTGCTAAACTTAAACGACGAAGATATCGTTTCTTTTTGTGATCTAGATGAAATTATAGACACAGAATTAATCACTAACTACAAAAACGAGTTACCCAAAGACACAGTCTTGCTTGTCCAGCCTCATTGGTTTAACGTATCCTGGGATTGCTACCTAGGAGCATGGCAACATCACAGTATTATTTTCTCCTACTGGAGGGAGCTTCAAAAAAGAATGCCCCACTGGAGGGGCATGCAATGCGGTTGGCGATGGGATCATCCTAAATTCCCCCAGCCGATCAAGAAACAGGAATTATCTGGCTGGCATGCGTCTTGGTTCATGAAAACTGAAGATTTAATCGTTAAATTAAAAAGCTTCGCCCACAATGGAGAAGAATGGGTTGACGAATTGTTACAAAATATCGATATCGTTAAGTTTAGAATTAAATCAGGGCTTGACATTCAAGGCGAAAAGCAATCAGAAAAATTCGATAAAAATTATCCTGTCTTTAAAAATTATATCACCTATGACTAATTTAAAATTAATTTCTGTAATTAGTTCGGGAGACAATAGATACAAATCTATTCGCGATAATTTCTTAGCCAACACATCTTCTTTTGATTCAATTATTTCCAGTGTTGAGGTTATAAATGTTGAGACAAAATCGGGGGACTGGCAAAGTCAAGGCTTCCTGGATACCGTATACAAAAAATTAGATCACACCCATCAGTTATTAAAACAAGGTCACACTGTTTTTTGCACCGACTTAGATATTTTCTACCTAAAAGATCCCATAGAATACATGCATGGATTACTTGATAATTTCGATATTGTTGGGCAAAATGATTTTGATAGGCTCTGCACGGGTTTTTATATGGTCAAATCTTCTGATTTAACAGTAGATCTTTTTGACACAACCGAGAAACTTGTTTTAGATGGTGAGCAAAGCGATCAAAATTATATCCATACTAAATTACAATCAGACAAATACTCTAGCCTAAAAGTCCACAAGCTTAATGAAGACTCTTTCCCCAATGGATATCGCTGGTATAAATGGAATAAAAGATTAAATCCATCCATTGTTCATTACAATAGTGTAGACTCTATAGAAGGAAAGATAGACAAAATGAAACAATTCAATCACTGGCTAGTGTGAAAAAAATATTTAAAATTTTCGTCTGTTGTCATAAATATATTCATAGAGTTGAAGATATAAAGGCTCGCGTCAATAAATGGAATCTTGGTGATTATTTAATTTTTGTTGGCGGCGAAGAGGAAAAACAGTTAGAAGAAAATGTTATTCAATTAAAATGCCGTGATTTATACGAAGACCTGCCAGAAAAAATGTTTGCTATCTATGGATATTTAGCAGATAACGGATACGCTAACAGCTATGATTACTTCTGGAAAATAGATGATGATGTTGATTTCATGCGCTGGAACGAAGGGCGCCAAGAAGCATTAGTTAACTCGCTCAACGGCCTAAACTACGCTGGATTCAAACTAAAAAGTGGAGAAGGTAAGCGTGGTTGGCATATCGGAAGAGTAAGAGAAGACTCGCCCTGGTTCAACAAAAGATATAATGGAAGATACCCCGACTGGATGGATGGCGGCACAACATATTTCCTTAGTTCTAAAGCCTTAAACAAGTGGAAAAATTTTTATAAACTTTCAGAAATTAGAAATTACGATATATATGAAGACCTTGCAGTAGCTAAATATCTAGAAAAATGCAACATACTACCAGTAGAAATAAACCCATGGCAAGACAAACCCGTGCTAAAATTTAATATTAATAAATGAAAATCTTCAACAAAAGCAAAGAGGGGCTTTTTGGTTCCTCGATGAACTGGATTAACGCAAGACTGCCTTATTTATATAAAAATAAGATATACCCTCATTGGGATATTAGAAACGTAAACCATGGAAACCCTTCGGACCAAGATAGGATTATCCCTCATATTATTGAGCCTAAAAAACAAAACGCAAATCCAGGTGAAACTGTAAACCTGCTAGATATAGAAAGATATCAGTATACCGACTTCAATGAGGCAAGCTTTTACTTTAATCATTATTTTGAATTGAATCAAAGCATTATTGATTTGTCTTTTGAAATTTGCAAACCTTTCGATAATTGTCTTGGTATACATTTTCGAGGCAATGATAAGTCTAGAAAGAATGACAAGGAGAATGTTCCTATAGATAATTATGCTTACATTGAAAAAATAAAACTTTTTGCTGAGCGCTATGATTTTGAAAGCGTTTTTGTTTTGTCTGATGAAGTTGCTCTAAAGGAATTTTTAAAAAATGAAATCTTAAAAATGCTTAATGTCCCTGTGTTTTTCACTAACATTGAACCAGTTTTCCATTTATCTCAAAAAACACTTGACAACAAGTTAGAATTAACAAAAAATGCTGTAGCAGAAATGCTCGTTCTTTCTCGATGCAAGTATGTACTTAAAAATCAATCCGCATTTTCGAGTTGGGCAAAGATCATCAATCCTGAAATTAAAATGTACAGAACCAGCAAGTGCAAGCAAGACTGGTTCCCTGATTATTATTTGCCAGAATTATGATTTCTCACGAGCATAAAGCCTTGTTTTTTCATATGCCCAAATGTGGGGGAACTTCCATTGAGCGCGTTTTAGCATCTTGCGGCTTTCAGAAGAGTTCTAGAGAAGCTTTTTACCAGAATCAACACTCTGTTAGTTTATTTGACCAAGCCAAAAAAAAATACGCTGATCATATTGATGATTATTATAAATTTTCTTTTGTCCGAAATCCTTGGGACCGAATAGTTTCGGTTTGGAAAAAGCATGCTCTTCCTTTTTCTGATTCGGGAAGATTTCCAAACATTAATGACTTCAATACTTTTATAAGAAAGTATCCATTACCCCAAAAAAATATTTTATGGCATGCGCGTTCTCAATTTTTTCAATTAAAAAACCCTTCTTTCTATAACTTTATCGGAAGGTTTGAAAATATAGAAGAGCACTTATTTTTTGCTTTGGATAGTATCGGTGTCACTAATAATATATCGCTCCCGAAATTAAATCAATCCAGCCACAATCATTATAGTAATTATTATAACGAATATTCTGTAAAGAAAGTAGGGGAGATGTACAAAGAAGAAATTGATTATTTTGGCTATGAGTTTATTAATAAATGAAAGCGCTATGTTTTACTTTTGATCGGAATATGCCAATCCTGGAATATGTCTTATATACATACTTTAAATGTTGGCCAGATAATCCTTTTGTTTTTTACGTTCCATGGAATAATACTAAACCTGATCATTTAGTAGAAAAATACGGCTCCGACAAAATCAAGCTATTGCAGACTGATAGCAGAGTTAAGCCAACTATTCGCACTCTTTTATCAATAGCTCAGCCTAATGAATTTATATGGTGGGCGCAAGATGACAAATACATATTGGATTTTAAAAACAAACAAATAATAAAAGACCTTTATCAATTTAACGCCTCGAATATTGGCGGCTTTATGTTTACAAAAAACGCTGACGCTGAAACTTCATATACAAATATCAAAAAAAAATTCGGTGAGCTTGAATTAATACAAAAGAAAAATCATCACCAGATATTCCAACCACAATTGCTCAAGAAAGAGGTGATCGAATACTTATACTTGAACGACAGGCTAGAAGATCACTACCCTCTATTAAAGCTTTACCCGATAATGAACTTCAAGCCAGTCAAAGATTTATACGCCACCAGTAGTAATCAAATCAACATAGCTGAATCTCTGGACGCCGGCAAAATGACAAAAAATTTAGTGTACAATATGAGGAAGGATGGTTTTAAAATACCAAAACTACCTCAATGTGAAAAAACAATGATATATAAGGACCAAAAATGAGCTTAGGAAACAAAGGAGTATTGCAATTTATTAAAAACGACGCAGTTTGCGTGGAGGTCGGAGTATGGAAGGGTGATTTGTCTAGGCATATCGCTCAGCTTCCAATTTCTGAGCTTTACTTGATTGATCCTTGGCAAACTATCAACGATGTAGAAGGCCGCCTTCATAATACTGAGCAAAAAAACTTAGATGATATTTACAACACAGTAAAGAGAAGGTTTTTCTTCAACAAAAAGGTTAAATTGATACGGAAATTTTCCGCTGACGCAATGGCTGACATTAAAGACGGCTCTGTAGATTGGATTTATATTGACGGCAATCACAGTTATGAATTCGTAAAAGAAGACCTTAATGGTTGGTGGCCAAAGCTTAAGAGTGGAGGCTATTTGTGCGGCGATGACTATATCGAAGGAAAATATCAAGTTGAAGAATTGCAATTCGGCATCGTGCAGGCTGTTGACGAGTTCAGACAAGAGCGAGAATCCGAAATTAATCATTCGGAATTAATTAAAGATCAATTTGTTTTCCAGAAGAAATGATTTCAGAAAAGTTGAAATGCGTTTTCGTGCATATTCCTAAGTGTGCCGGCAGTTCAATTAATCTTGACTTAAAATTAACTTCTGTGGGTTTTTCTGGGCATAGTCCAGCTTCTTGTCATTTTGATTACATCGGCCAAGGTTATTTTTCTTTTACGTTTATTCGAAATCCATACGATAGGGTTGCTTCCGCTTATAGGTATTTTCAAAAATTAGTTCCGGGCCATAGATGGTACAAAAGAAATAGCATTATAGCTGACCTAGCTAACGAACTAGACTTCAGTGGTTTCGTTAATCACATAGACGACTTTAAGCAGCTAATGAAAAGAGAAGATGGCTCTTATGAGTCCGGCATCCACTTTCAACCGTTCTCTTATTTCTTAGATGAGCCTGTTGATTTTATTGGTCGACACGAGAACATACAGCATGATTACTTCAGCATTAGATCCAAATTAAACCTTCCAATAAAGAACCTACCAAAAACAAACTCAACAAACAATAAAGACTATAGAGAATTATACGTAGAAGATAGCAAGAATATTGTGTATAATACATACAAAGAAGACATAAAAAAATATAACTACAAATTTTAAATAAAATGCCATTACCATACGAATTCGAACTAGATGATTCCAGGCTTTCTCTGCTGGAAAAGATTAAACCAGGAGATGTTTGCGCAGAAATAGGTGTATTCAGGGGCGACTTTTCTGAATTCATGCTGAAGATGGACCCAAGTAAGCTTTATCTAGTTGATCCATGGGTTAGCATAATGGATATTCCAGCTAGATGGCACGCAATTGATCAGGGTGAATTAGATTTGATCAAGCAAAACGTCGTTAATAAATTCTCTTCAGACAATCGTGTGGAAATTATTGAAAAATACTCAATTGATGCACTTGATGACTTCGAAGATAGCTCGTTTGACTGGATTTATCTTGACGCGAATCATTCATATTCTTTCATTCAGCAGGATTTAGAAAATTGGTGGACAAAATTAAAGCCTGGCGGAACAATGTGCGGAAACGCCTACCAAGATGATGATGCTCAAATTAGGCTTCTTGACTTTGGCGTTATACCTGCAGTAGATTCATTCTTAGAAGACTTTTTTGACGAAATAGAAAATTTTGAAATCATAGAATATCAATTCGTATTAACAAAAAAATGAAAATATTAGTTGGAGGAGCGGGCGGCTTTATTGCCGGTTATTTAGTTAAAGATTTATTAGCGCAAGGGCACGAAGTTATTGCTGCCGATATTAAACCATCAGAAGAGTGGTATCAAACTTTTGATGCTGCTGAAAATCATTTTGACTGTGATCTTGGGGAAAAGCACCATTGTTACAATCTATCAAAAGGTGTTGAGCGAATCTACAATCTTGCTTGTAACATGGGTGGCATGGGTTTCATTCAAAACAATCATGCTCTTTGTATGGAATCAGTTTTAATTCAGGCGCACATGCTTATGGCTGCCAGAGACAACGGGGTCAAAGAAATACTCTATAGCTCCTCTGCCTGCATTTACCCTCAAGAGATTCAGTCTGACATTAAAGATGCTGCCTCACAGGGCTTAAAAGAGCACACTGCATACCCGGCAAATCCGGAAGATGGATATGGCTGGGAGAAACTCTTTAGCGAGATTTTAACTTCTTACTACGGCAAGGACTTTAATATTGATTCTAGGGTCTGTCGATACCACAACGTTTATGGCCCTTATGGCACATGGCGCGGAGGCCGCGAAAAAGCTCCAGCAGCTATTTGCCGTAAGGTTATTGACGCTAAGATGAGAGGCAATCATGAAATTGAAATCTGGGGTGATGGCGAGCAAACTCGTTCTTTTATGTATATCGACGATTGTATAACCGGAATGGACTTGATGTGGGAAAAAGGCGACACTCGTCCATTGAATTTAGGTAGTGACGAAATGGTTTCAATCAATCAGCTGGTTGATATAGCTGAAGGTATTGGTGGGATTAAATTAAAAAGAAACTACAATCTTGATGCGCCGCAAGGAGTTCGTGGTCGAAATAGCGACAATGAAATGATCAAAGAGGTGCTTGGATGGGCTCCATCAATCACCCTACAAGACGGACTCGAGAAAACTTATGCCTGGATTTACGATCAGATGCAAAATTGCAGTGACTCATCAGGGTATTAAGTGTAAATACTTTTACTATGATCGAATTCTACAACGTAAAAAAGAAAAAGAAAGTCTCAGTTGAAGAGTCTAGCGTTTCAAAACACGCTTACGAAAAAACAACCAAGACCGGAAAGCAATCGATAAGATACGCCTTAAAAGCGGTAGATGAAGACGGCACTAAGCTGACTAAATTCTGCAGCAAGGCTGACTACGATAAGCTTCCGGACTGATGGGGCCTATATTAAATACAATTCTTGGAGCAGGAATCAAGCTGCTCTGCAATTTAATTAATTCTTGGCTTGAGCAAAAACGCCAAGACCAACTCTTTATAGCTGCCAAAGATGCAGCTATGTTTGATGCTATTTGCAAAAACCAATCTGCTCAAGCCAGCGACCCCTTCGTGAAAATCTCAAGACGTATACTTTTTATGTCAATAACCTTCACTATGTGTTACTTGATGATTTACTATGCCCACAACCCAGACATAACCTATAATCTGATAGTGCCAAAAGGAGAAGGAACTAGATGGGGATTTTTTAGTTGGATATTCGGAGCTAAAGACTGGGAGCTGGTTCAAATGACTGGAGGCTTGATGCTCTCGTCCTTTATGGATTTATGCTTTATGGTTGTTGGGTTTTATGCAATTCCCAGCAAAAGGCGCTAAAAAAGTGTATACTCTTATAAGATAATAAAATTATGAGTACAATACCTACGCAAACATACGATAATCCTCTTTTTAGCGGAAGCAGTCAAGCATCACATTCTCCAGATGTAAATTTACAATACATATGGGATCAAGGAATTAATTCTGAGGCTGGCGGCTGGAGACCTTTAAATACTGGAGACTTACTGACTGTAAATATAGAAGATGCGCAGATCAACGTAAATTTAGACAAAGACGAAGACTCCGTAAACATCTATACCAGTGAAAATCAAGCGATCAACGTCGAGTCTACAGACTTAGACGTTAGGGATCTGGCTAGCGACACAGATTTTGTTAGCGCCAACCTACAGGTGGGCGACGTAGATGTATCTGACGCTAATCCGGTTCCATCTTTTGACCCAAAGACTTATATCAGCTTTACAGATTCTACAAATTTTGACAGTGCGGACCTTGGAAGTAGTAGTGCATCGACGGACCTTCATCCGACTGCATCCCCTTGTTATAGCAAGCATGGCTACATAGCTCATTGCTATACTGGCGCCAACAATACCTTTACTGGTAGTTTTATATTTGAAGCTAGCATGGATGGGGCCAACTGGGCGTCAATAGAAACAAGGACAATCGAGTCCTCTACCGATACAACTTTTAGTTATTACGATGAATTCAACTTCAGATACAGCAGGGTTACCTTCACAGGTGATGCTAATTTTACAGGAACTTGCTTGTTGCAGGAAAAGCATGATTTGTAATGGGGGATATATCAAGCTTCAGGCTCATCGGTAAAACTTCCGCATACCAGACTAAATTTTACCCCGACACTGAGCTCAAAAATTTTCAATATCGCTGGACCCCAGAAGAAAGTTCGCTATTTGCCTGGTATGACGCAAGCGACATATCCACCATAACGGAATCTGCTGGAATCGTGTCTCAAGTTGACGATAAGTCAGACAATGGATTCCACTTAAATGTATTAACCGCCAATAAAGTTGGACCCAAGACGGGCGTAGAGACACTTAATAATTTAAATGTACTAACTTGGGACTTACCTGCTCAGGTGCTTGAGAATAATTCTTTTGCATACGATCAAAACTCCAAGGCATTATACTTTGCCGTAATTTTCAAATGCAATATAAATAACCAGCAGGATTTCATTATTGCTGGCACTGAAAATACCGCGCCTGGTAATAGAATGTCTGCAAGGAGGACAGTTGGCTTCAATTCAATTCAAGTATTAGGGGGCAGTGGAACAGGTTCAAATATCGCCCTTAGCACGCCCCAAAACACCGCCAATGAGGGAGAGGATCTTTTAATTGTTGTGAAATTTAACGGAAGTAATTCTCATATCAGGATTGATGGAGAAATTAAAAATTCAGGGAACATTGGCACCAATCCATTTTCATCACTTAATGTTGGAGCTAATGAGGGAGAGTTTTCTTCAATCAATGGATACATTGCTGAGCTCGTATTCTTTGAAGACTCTTCAGTCCAAGAAAAGATGGAAGGGTATTTAGCCCACAAGTGGGGTACTTCAGATAATCTCCCAGTGTCACACCCCTACAAATACCAGCCAAGATACTTCATTTAATTCCCTTGACTTTTT